TCAAACTCGTATATAGCACAAGTTCCGTAAGCAAGTAATGATAACGTTGGATCAACGACTGTATCGGGATTCACACTCCTAACCGTGATAACAGAATTGTTCTCGTTTATATCGGACCACGTGTATGGTCTGTAATTAACCATAGTCTCTGCGGTCTCGCGACGAGCTGGAGTAGTTAGCAAAGTGTATAAAAGAAGACATGTACCGTAATTATATCCGGTCGGTTCGTCAATGGTAGCATTAAGAGGTATCTCGATCTGTACATTACCGTCTAAATAGCGAGCGCCTATAAGCGTACCAACTCTTTTGAGGTGTTCTTGGATATAACCCATTACCTTCTCCGAAAATTCTAAGTATTGGTTAATCCACATTTCAATTAATGCCTTGATGTGCTGCTCTTTTATGTTTATCAACTTTTCTGTCTTTCTAAAAGGAGTTTTATAGTAATAAAGAGGTTTATTCCCTGTCCCATACCTGACCCAGTAGTACCCATCTCTAACTTTACAAAATTCTTCGATATCGGACTTTTCTTTCCCCGAGAGTATAGACGTTGCAGACCCGGACGAAACCGCGTAATCTAGAAGCAACGAATAGTCTATTATTGTTGGAATGTGCTTCATCCTTTTATTTTGACATTGCTCACTCTTCTTGCGAATATAAATTCAAGATCAATTGTCGGGACAGATTCAAGTGCGTAAGAATATGTCATACTGTGTAACATCGCGACCCATCCGGTTAATGACTTGTTACCTACAATAGCAGCTCCTTCGGTACCGAAATACGGGTCTGGTATGAAATATGCTCTTCCCAAACAGTATCTCCTACCATTGTTTACCACGGCAATAGTCATGGTTCTTGTAGACGCATTCTTAAAGCTTAATGCTACCGCACTGAACAACGCAATGTAGTTGAGATGGAACAAAGATGCGTTTGGGTTTACTGTTTTTGAGGCCACAGACGACCCGTACTTGAACGCAATCTGCGAATCTGTATATGCCCAACAGAACGGAAATATCTCCCCGGATAAAGGCGTGACCGGCGAAAAATCTTGGCGCGACATCAAATCGAAATCGCGTCTGGACCAGTTCATCTTTAGGATATCTTCCCTGTTAATCACAAAATCAGGATCAACGTATCCTTTCTCGTCGACCAACAACATATTTGGTCGCGGGTACCTTAACACTAAAGTGCCTGGTTCGTCGTCAAAGATGTAAGCATATGTTGTATCGAACAGGTTACTTAAAAGAGATGTCCCACTTTCTATAACGTTATAAAAAACAACGTGGGATTCTGCCACTTGAAGGTTGTACGCCCTAATTGTAGCGGAATCTCCTTCCTGGTACGCGGCAATATAACAATACTTAGAAAGTCGGGACAAATCTTTCAATTTATTAAAGACGGCTTGTTTCCGGGCAACTTCTGTTTCAATCTGACCAATCTCAGGTGATCCCTGACCTAGCTCGTGCACTTTCTCGACCATCTCGTTCTGTATCGTGTTTAGTTTCTTACTAACGTTATCTTGTAGTCGTAAGAGAACGTCTCTGTACTTTTCTCTGACCTTAAAGTACAAGTATGACACCCAGTACATGTTCGAAAATCCAGTACTTTTCCCGGCAGCCGTGCACAACTGGTTAACATCATCTACGTTATACCACGCCCTTCGGTAAAAAGATAGTCCAGAAACGCCAAACTTTGTATCGGACAATTTCGATGTGTATAACAATCCTTTCGTTTCTTTTAATCGGTCATCCTGTATTAACAGGTCAATGTCTGGGCTACCTGTTATACTCTCTGAACTGCCAGTGATTTGAGGAGTCATGTTCTCTGCAGGGACAACAGTTGTTAATGATTCTGAACCAGACAGTTTAACAACCATGTACAAGCCCGCTTCGCTCATTTTTTGCCCGGTTAAACTTGTTACTGACCCGGTCATCGTACCCGCAACCGTTCCTCCGGATAGTTCCGGAACAGACCCTCTCTTATTAGTTAAATGTAGCGTGTTTAATACGTATTCAAAAATTTCATCAACTGTCTTGAAGTTCAGTATATCCTCAAACACAGTTATTCCGGGTTGTTGCATGTCTAACGGATAGTTTTCAAAGAAAGTCATTAACGCGCGGTCCTTGACTGTATTCACACGGTCCAAATACGCAACGTAACTTTTACAAGTTATAGTACATGTGGGAACTTGTTCGGGTTCAACTGTATAGTTAACAGCGGTTACAACGCCAACGAACCGTCTCTGGTGAAAGTATCCTTCAAGTTCGTTCGGTTGTAAACTATCTACATCGCTCCTAAGACTGTCAATTTCACTTTTTGTAGCAGGACCGTAGTACTCACCAATGTGTAAGTTACCACGAGGTGTATCGGAACCGATAACGTCTACAAAAAAGTCGACTATATTGTTTTCGGTAATGTAGCTACAGCCTAGCTCTCTCAACTTCTCCAAGCTCAGAGTAAATTTGAGCTCCATACCAATTCGGTCCAAGCTAACAACGTACGAATCAATACTTATAACCGCTTCTGTAAGATCAATTTCGTCGACATTACCACGACCGACCAAATCGTATAAAGACGGTTTTAGTCCTTTAAATAACTCAATAATAGACCCGATCTTGTTTCTGTAGTACTCGTTATGTGGTTTGCTCAATTCCTCGTAGTTGGTAGTCGGATCTAACGCTTTCCAGTTAATGTTCAGATCTGTCTCGCCAACATAATACGAATGTTTGTCCTTGAGAAACTCTTTAAGGTACCAGTCAGCACTGCTTTCTATCTCAGCTGGAGGTGTTATCGGTAACGGATGTTGTGACAACGTACCAAGGTCCTTCAATTTCGATTCCATGTTCTTTATCTTAGTCTTGATGTCTGAGATCTCGGTATTCAGATTTTCTTCTGATACAAGCCTGGGCGTAAGAGTTGGGTCTGTGACCGGGTTACCATCCAAGTCCACTTCGTCATAAATGTCAAAAGCTAGTTGTTTCCCAATACCATCCGTGGAATTCCACCTATATAGTATAAGTTTGAATCTGGTTGTGAAAACTTTTTCGGCCATTGTTTTACGTAGCACCACCACTGGCAGAGAAAGACTTTAGTTCTTCAGGTACTGGCTTCTCAAATTTTTCGACGGGTATCGGTCTCAATATACCCTTAAAAGATATTGTAAATTTGATGATGCCTAATCGGTTTTGCTCTTCTGTAATCGAGACGTCGGAAATGAACCCGTCAAAAATCAGGCTCCTCCCCGGACCTAAATAATCGGATATCGTTAGCTGTTGCTTGACAATGCTACTGGCACTTCTTTTGACACGACCAGTTCGAACAGTTTCAGATATCCTGTAGAGTGTATTAATAAATGTTGGAAACTGTTGTACTCCCGGGTACCTGGAAATAGGGGTTCCTTTCTTTGTTACCTTCGTTCCCTTCTTTCGCAAAGATTCTGTTAACAGTTTGAACCGGCCGTATGTTGCCTCCTTAATATTTGCCCCGATATTGGAAAACACTTCTTTGAACGACTTTGATTTTGCTGATTCTACCGGATCCGAAGGCTCTTTAGTCTCGTCCAAAATCTCGTCCCGTACGTTATAGAAAGTGCCAATGTAAGTACTGCCGGACAGCTTTATATCAACAGGCCCTATAAACCATGGGTGGACAAAGTTAGAAGCAATGCCTTGGGCCGTACCCACTTTTGTGTCCAAGGCAAAGTTGATGCTGGTAATTCCTCGTATCCTAAAGTAATAAGTAACTGCTTCCGTTGGTACTGTTAAGACTATTGTTCTAGACCTGACCGTCATTGTTTACCTACCTATACGTGCAAGACCCATTAACAATGGCGAAGACAGTTTGCCAATAATAAGAGTAAGTTTATCTAGTATCCTTTTCACCAAAATAATTAATGTCTGTAACGGATTACCAAGTGAGTCCATTACCAACATCATTTCGTCAATCTTATCAACACTAAGTCCTGATCTGGCCAGTGCTTCTCTGAAGTCAACGTTCCTGTTCTGTACCCATGTCTCAACTGCTTCTCGTAACACGTCTACTTCTTCTGGGAACCTTCTGATAATCTCTCTGAACTGTGGAACAAAAGCCATCCACGTATCCTTAAGACCGGCACTATGCTTTGCAATATCCATAAAAAATGCGGCTGTTTCTCTGGCTTTCTCAAACGGGGTTGTAACAAGAGCTTTGTGAACCATTTCATCTAACGTTCCTGTCCAACGACCAGTAGCTGCAAGTACGCCCGCGTACATGTCCCATGTCGTACCACCAATAACTTCCGCAAACTGTTCTGCTAACTTTCTCGAATGTTCAACTGTTAACGAAAATCTTTTACCAACCGTGGCTATTGCAGAAACAACATTGCCCATAAGTTGACTGTTAATATCGGAGAAACGGGAACCCATCCACATGATACGTTCAAACACACCACCAAAGATCTGCATAACTTCAGTCATAGTAAGACGTATCTTTCTCAAAATATAACCTGCGAAGTTACTGTACATTTGTAGAATATCGTGCGCTCCTTTGTAACCTCTACGTATGATCTCTTGTAAACTATAGCCGAAGTACGAGGCAAACTTTACTAACCGAGTACTTAGTTCGCCAGCTGTTGTACCAATAGCCCTGGCAAATCGGTCAATGGTCATTGAAAAGCTGACAATACCACCAATTCCTCGTCTCGTCAGACTTTCAAAAGTTTCTCCGAGTGGCATGAAAACGTTGATAACATCACTAACGGCTTTGGACACTGTTTCGATTGAGTAGATCATACTAGCCCAACTGCCCATCAAATCAAGTGTAAACTCTCTAACATCTCTCAGGCCAAAAACGTATTCGCCAAAAGACTTTGTTACCTCCGCGGTTAACTTAGTAACGCGCATGCCTGCTTCATAGAGTGCATAAAGTATCGTAATAATCATGGTAACCACAGCCGTGGAAACTTTCTTTATTTCGAGCAACTGTTCTATGAATCCCTTTAAACTTTTGGCCGCGTCAACAATTGGCCCGGCTCCAGCCACGATAGACCGGGCAAGAGTTATAATGTTGAGCGCAAATTTACCAACAGCTGTAGCTACGGTTTGGATAGGTTTTGGCAATTGCGACATTTTTTCCGAAAATCTCTTGAAAGAGTCATTGGCCATATGTTGCCATACAACGAATTCGGTAGTTGATTTGGTGTATTCCTTGACAAGTTCGGCCACGTTGTCCGCGACCTTTTTGAGTTCGTCCAAGTCCTCGACTAATTTTGTAATCGATTCCTTTGTCACCAAATTCTTGACACTCAGTTCCTCTATTCTTTTCTTTAATGCGTCATACTGTCCTTCGAGGACCTTGTTGTATTTGGTAAGGCCCGCAACTGACTGGAGATAGTTCCTGAGAGAGTTCTTAATCTCTTGTATCTTCTTGTTAGACTCTTCACTAACCGTTATTAAAACTTCGGCTTCTTTTGAAAGTTTGGCCGCTTCATCTCTCAAATCTCTTACCATCTCTATACCGTTTTCATTAGCAACAACCAGACCTATTTGCTTCCCTGTAGATTCCTGGATGGACCGGCTCATTTCCTGGAACGACCTAACAACCTCATTAACATTGTCCGGTATCGTACCTGACAGTACACTACGAACAATTTCCTCTAACTTGGACAACGTTTTTCTGTACTCACGATATTTGTCAGAACTTTCGGAAAGGACGCCGTTAAGACGCCGACTTTCGTTAGCAAGTATCCCGACGAAACTGCTAAGATCGAACTTGAATTCCGTAAGTCGTTTCGACTGGTCCTTCAAAAAAGATTCGTAACCACTGAGTGCGGTACTTATCGTTTCGACCAATTTCTTTCTCGCGGTCTCGATCTGGCCAATAACTTTTGTCATATCCTCGCCCATTTTATATATCTTGTCAGCAAATTCTGTCGCGGACATAGATGTCTCACTAAAAGCGCTTGCTAACTTGTTAGCATAAGAACTAGCTTTGTCAATAACTGGAAATGTTTCTTTAATGGTCGAGGTTAAAACCGACAATTTTGAGGCGAGTTCGCTAGCGGGTATAGATGGGTCCTTTGTTGTGTGAGATACAGACGGATCGACCATAGTTACTTCTTAAGTTGACTAATAAGCTGGCGAAATGAATCGGCATCGAGTTCGAACTTCTCGGTCTCTTTACCGAACTTACCTGCTACTTCTTCTAATTCTTCAGCGTCTTTCCTCAGGTTACCAAGTATCCAGGCTAACTGGAACGGTTGTAAAGATTTTAGTAATGGATCGTTTGGCAGTACACCAAATGTTTTGCATACGATCCATAATGCTCGGGAATAGGGTATGTCAATTAGCGCCCCCTTTTTACGCTCTGCTCCGTTAACGCCATTTGATCACTTACTATTTCCATATACTTGATAAACAACTGGTCTAGTACATAACTCTGCATCTTGTAAAGTGTGTCCATCAATTGAGGTCTCTTCTCCGACGGAACCGGTTTACCATTAATTTTTGTGATAGCGAACGACAACATTGGTACCTTCGAATTTAACACGTGTTTTGGGTCGTCAATTGGTAACCCGTCGTTTGTCAGTTCTTCAACTTTCCGGCGTTCTTCTTCTGTCAAGGTCCTCAACGTAAATTTGATTCCCGCAACTTCAACTTCTCTTTCTATAACCCCGACTTTTACCAACAGATCAAGATCAACTTCAATATAATCCTGCTCGGGCTTTTGTGGTACCTGTATTTCTTTTTCTGTTTTGATCTCCTTGATTTCCATACTTCCATCTCCTCCTTTTCGTTAAGTCTTCATTTCAGGCCAAGAAAACCTTTGAACCAGCTCGTAGCAGCTGTTGAGATATCTTCGAAAAGACGTGTCGATTTTTCCTCCGTTGTGGTAACAAGGCCAACTTCAACTTCAAATTCAGGTATCAATATCATGTCGTTTGACATAATATCGTACGTGATATTGTTGTTTTTTAACCAGCAGTCATGGTATACAATAGACCGGGCAAGAGTAACATTCCATTTGGTAACTTTTGGCTGTTCTATCTCAAGTCGAGTCCAGGTCCATTCAAATTTACCCCCGCTTAATTCCGCAGGAGTTAATTTGTACTGATCCTCTATTATGACAAACGGGTTTTCTTGTGTTAGTAGATTTCCACGGATAAATCCTAACTCTTGTAAAAGATCAGTCTCGTGAAATACTATTCTTTTGAGGCGCAGGCGAACATCAATTTGACCAGGAACGACCCAAGCAGGGTACATTTCGTTACCATTGAAACCGTAAATTTTGGTTACTTCACGGGTCTGGTCACGTGAGAAACTAGTAATACCTTGTGCAACACCTACGAACTTGAGACTGTTGAAAAAGGGAACAGTAGATGCTATACGTTGCTTTGTCGTGGGAACATACAGTCGTATAGTTATGAACTGCGGTGTTTGGATGTTTGTTAACGGTACCCGGACAAATCTTGGATCCATTCGTTTAGGGCCTAGTATTTTAGGGTCAGTTTACAATTACAATGCGATATCAGTTTTGTTATGGTCTGGCTACATATATTCCAGCTGCTGTCAATGTTGCCTCTTGTGCAATTGCGAGATCGTTATCAGTCACGTCGAATTCTATCTCTGATTTGTCAAACCAACAATCATATATCAGTACCTTAAGGGTAGTTTCTTGAGATTGATTATTCTCAAGTTTTCTGTCAAGTAATTCCACTATAATATGGATCGGGGCAATTTGGTTGTAAATATTAAACGATGCCCCGACTTTGTCAGTAGTCCCAGCTGTTGTACTGAAAATATCTCCTTTTTCAACTGCTTTAAACGCATCTAATAGATGGTTTGTAAAGAAAGCGATCTTTTCAACTGCTACTTCAAATTCGCCAAGGGATGGGTATACTTCCATTATACGACCTAAAGTCTCGTAATTTAGTTCCCTCCACACATTCAGGTCACGAGACGATGTTATCCTAAGGGATTGGATACCTCCTATTGGGTCTCCTAGATCCCTTATAAGGTCGCTTAAATTTGCGGTGTAGGCATCAAACGGAACACTCGCAGGAGTCGAATATACTTTAATCAAATGTCTTGGGCGCATATTAAGTAAAGGAACTCTCTCTATAACCATGTTAGTCCCTCCGTTATGCCGAGACCGGCATTAACCATGCAAATTTCATTCCGGCTTCTTGTACTAAGAAAATGTCTTCTTCGATAGAAAACTCAATTTCTGATTTGTCAAACCAGCAGTCCCACAAAATGAGAGACCTTACTTTATCTTGATTGTCGCCCCCTTTCTCTAGCATATCTACTTTTATAATCAGGGGCGCGATTTGGTTGTAGATATTAAAGGTAGGATCAATAGATGTGTTCGGGTTCGCTTCTGGTAACTTTGTAAAAACGTCGCCTTGTTTGGTTGCTTGGAACGCGTTCAGTAAGTGTTGGGAATAAAAAGCAACGTTTTTAACAGACGCAGAATAATTTGGCAAATGAGGATATGTCTCTCTTATCTTGCCCAAGTTCTGATAGTCCAGGTTCCTATAGAACCCAACACCGCGATCAGTTGTCAGTGTAATACTCTGAATGGTTCCTACCTGGACAAGGTCCAACGTATATGGTTTGGTCTCTTTCCCTTCTGTGATTGTAAGTGTAAGAACAGTTCTGCCGTTCAGTACAGAAGTGGTTGCTGAAACAGAGCTAATGTTCCTGAGCAACGGAATTGGACTGTCCAAGTTGCTTGCGTAAACCTTAACTAAATGTTTTGGTCTTATATTGAGTTTGGGAACTCTTTCTATAACCATACACTGGGTCCTCCGGTTATGCTTCTACTGTAAACTTCACATAAATCCAGTTAATATCAAATGTTGGCCTGACTGCAAAAGAAACATCTACTTGTCTTGGTTCGGTACTGTTCCTTACAACATTTATGTCTCTGTAGTCAATGATTATGTTCGCGTTCGCGAGTTGTGTTAGTATTAACTTAACTGACATCGAAATTGTACTTAACAGTCCAGCACTATACGGCTGGTTAACAAAAGCAGTCAATGAATTCCTCATTAGTCTCATCAAATAGTCAACAATACGTGTGATTTTGAGCTCACCAGTTATAGGATTGGTTTGGTCGGTCGTTAAGGCATGACGAATCCTGAAGTTATCTTCGACAATCAAACAACCAGCACTTGCAATACTATTTTTCTGTACTCTTAACAAAGGATCAACAATTTCATTGAAACCAGCAACGATTTGACCAGTTAAAGGTGCGTTCATTGCTAACGAATCAATTAATCCTGCAATTGCCGCGCCAAGATAATAACCACCAACTGTAACTGTTGTTGTACCAACTGTTACTTTTACATTTGCTGGATAACAATATATAACTCTGCGATCTTTCAATTCACCAATCGTGGTTCGATAGTTAGTTTCATTTTCAGTTACACCAGCAGGTGGCCCAAAGATAGCTATTCTTTCTTTTTGTTCATCAACAGATGACATTTGTCTGACATGATTTATAATAGCAAGTACATCGCTAGAACTTAGGTCGCTTGTTTGACCGGACATATACCCACCTAAGAATATGATACTATATGGATATGACCCGTCAGGATTTTTGAGTGTTTGTAATTCGGTCAATATAGTATTAACATCTCTTTTGGAACCACTTATATCTTTCCAAGACACGCACCACACTGAAGATGCTCCGTTGGCAATTGCTATAGAAAATCCTAAAGGCAATGAATACTTGATATTTCCAGAATTGTCGGTTTCAACCTGACCCAAAAAGTTAGAAGCTTCTTCCACTTGAGTCGAATAGAAGAATTTAGGTTGGTAATCAGTTGTGGATTTTTTAAGATAGAAATACACAACGTAAGTAGTACCTTGTTGGGGTTTTTTACCGCCTGTCAACCAGGTTATCTGTAAATTACCATCACCATCATTCCCTAACTCAAAGTCTGTACCAATTGTATAAATGTCAGAAGTTGTTAGATTAACTGCGCTTCCCCTGGCTGTATCTACCAGTGTAACATCAACATTTTCCCCATTCAATTTTACTAAGTTTGAATCACTACTTCCTTTCGTTATAGTATCAGATTCTGTTCTGGTGTAAGAATCCCATGTCCCAATTAATATCGGTACAAAGTTGCCCACAGTACCAATCACAGGCATCGGTTTTATTTCTGACTCTACGTAGACACCTGGTTCAATATATCCTTTAACAAATGTAGCCATTAGTTATTCCCTCCCATTAATAAATTTTATACATATACAAAACCTCTCTGGTACTTAACCAGAGATACTTTTGAAATCGGTACGTTTTTTACTTCATTACCATCATCTATTCTTACATACTTACCATAACTATGTACACTCCTAACTCTGTACATTTTATTTTCCATCTTTATCAAATCTTCAGGATGATACTGATATCTTACCTTCCTTATACCAGGTTTATACCCCTTTCTGTTACACCGTAAAGTTCTATTGTTTCTCCTGCTTTGCCTAACCATGAAAGGTTCACATCTTGATATATTACCAGTGCCAACCATTGCAAAAGCATCATTGATATGAGATTTTTCCAAACCCAACAATATCCTGTTACTCTTGGTTACATAACCAAATGTAGGTACAACAAGAATATTTGGGTAAATTTCTTTAAGTTTGTTAACAAGTAACCATCTAACAGTTGACATAAAAGTTTCTGCTTTAAATTCTTTGGGTACTTTAACATCTAAAGTAATCTTTCCTTCAGTAACTTTTTTATGACATGTTCTACATAATGTTATAAGATTATCAGGACTGTTACTACCTACTTGTCTGGATATAAGATGATGTACTTCTAATACCCTATCTCCTGATTTACCTTTACAGTATTGACAAACATGACCATCTCTGTGTAAGACATATTCTCTAACATTCCAGAAACCTTTCTGCTCACCATTCTGGTACTCTGCACCTTCTATATCAGGATTCTTTATCCTTTGAATGTCAAATGATGCAACTTCAATCACAATCTTTGATATAGGTAATATTTGTTTTATCTGGTTGATTGCTTTAATATGACTATCTAACTTGTGTTGTATTGATGGAGCTAACCATCCTTTGTCTTTTTTCCTGTTAAGAAATCTGGGTTCACGATACCATGCCTTACGATTTCTGCGACATCTACGATATTGTCTCCGTTCAGAGTTAAGTTTTACAATATCATCTCTTAAAACAATTTCAGCACTATATACTTCTCTTTTATCAGTAACAGCGGACAATCCAATACGTTCATAGCCATTATCAACGCCCAAAACTATTGGTTGTGTCGTTCCACCATTCATAACCGTTAACTGGATTGTGAATGGTTTTCTTTTGACCACTTTTGCCAAACCTTTCTTTAGCAATCTTCTTGCTTTACCAGAACTACACGGCATAAGTGGTAAACCTGATTTGTTTAATACATAAACTAGCATAATTTGCTGAGAAGGTTTTTATGACAGGTACCTACACGGACCTGTCCAGGAACCTTCCCAAAACCTGTTGGTCCACATCGGGATTGTTATCCAAGGTTTTTAAACCTGTTACACTGAGAGTTTCCTCTCCGTTTAATAACAGGTCACAGTTGCATGGAACTTGTGGAACATTCCATGGTGTGTATGTATTTCACTTGGATAACTGCTGCTCTGGTTTTGTCACAGAGCCCCCTAAGGGGCTAGTTACCCTTACCTCTCACGAGGTAAGACCAAGATTAATTACTTGGCTGACCCCTCGGCCAAGATCTGGTTAATAGTACTTTCGATGTTGATCTGGTTAATATAACCGAGTAACGATTCAGGAAATACTAACTCGTACTCGGTATGACAGTTCCCTATTGTTATTGACGCACTGTACAACAATTCACCGTTCCATTCTATCGTACTTATTCCCGAAACATCCATCTTGGTATAAGTTATCTTTAGCTCGGCCAGTTTATCTCTGAGAAAGAACCTTAAAAATATGGTAACAAGGTCAACAAGCCTTTCAACGTCAGTAACAGTAGATGCAAATATCGAGATCTTTATACTTAACCGTAATATACCCGTGAAGTAAAGGTAAGGGATTGGGTTCTTCAAAATCAATGAAATTTCAAACGGAACTTCTTCGTTAAACACGGACTCTGACCATCTGATCTGAGCATATCCGGTCTGACCATCTTTAATTATTTCATATTTGTCGGGGTCAATTCCTGGAATAGTAACAGCTTCAACTTCGTCATACAAAACAGGCTCATCATCTAACAAAACGGTGTCGGTATCACCGGGCCCCTTTACCATCCTTGACCTGAATTCCTTCAGTTCGACCCGTCTGACTTGCTCCTGGGGTCCTACATAAGATACGTCAATATTACTATGCTCGGCATCGACCACGATTATAGGAGTTTTAAAATATCTGTATGGAAACGCAGTATAAATCAGAATCTTGGTCTGTTCCTCGTCGTCAACAAACTTGTATTCAGGAGGAACATAGTCGGAACCAAACACGGCTCTCAGCGACGCAACCCACGCCGCTTTTACCCAGTTGTAATGTTGTATGTCAAATCTTGGTTTTACCATCGTAAAATCTCAAAAATTTTAAGTTGACCCGTATAGGCTAATATGTTTATATTGTTTTGATGCAGATCGCTTTTATTTTTTTGCGATTTTTGATGAGTGACCGTCAACTTTTTATCAAATCTTGTTGAAAAATCAAAGATGTTTGCAATAAACAGTTAAATTTTCAGTTCTTGTTCATTTTTCAACAAGGTTTGATATCAAAGCAAATTCATCTAAAAAATGCCTAAATCCATAGTGGTACTTCTTCCTCACTGTCAATCAGATTGTATTTTCTTAACGCATTCGTTATTTTGTCGCGGTTAATACGGACCCTGATATCATCCGGGTCAACACATTCAAAAGATAGACCTTGTCTTAACATAACCCCTTGCCAGGTTGACACTTTAGTTTCTTTAACCGTGAACCGTTCGCCAGATACGACCCTGTGTAAAACATCATGTTGTGCAACGAGCGGGGTCCACAAAGTCCACGCATCCGGTGTTCTGTCTACCTCTAACCCGCTTTCTTTTATCTTTAACTCTAACTTTGGCATGCCCCAGTAACTTAACTTTATTCTAATTGGGTAATAGTACCCGCCTATGATACCAGTACCAAAACAAATTTCGCATCGTGCACGACCACTAAATCTCGGGCTTTCTTGATCATTCTTGATAGTGGGATCAAATGGTATCGGTTTAGATGAACCAACCGGGGTAACGTTGCCGGTTAACTTCGGCTCGACACATTCTGGACATACCGGACCTTCTCTACGTCTTTTGTACAAGATAAACTCTTCCCCGCCTATTTCCATCATCGCTATATGTCTTCTACGTATTTCATCTCTATAGAAAGTCATCATTTCGTAAGGAATTGTAGCTTTAACATAATCCGGAGCAGTAGCCTGGTTCGGAGCTATAACTGGGTTAAGTTGGGAGTAAGTGTTAAACATCTCTTCTTGTTTATCAGAAGCGGTAAAGTACGTAGCTGGTTCCTCTTGTAAAAACACTTCTTGACCATTTTTCTGGTAACTTACCCAAATATGAACGATTAACTCTTCTGGTAATATAATCTTCGACGCTGGGAACTTTATCCTGAACGGAGGAGTCCCGCTAAAAGTACCAATTAACGTTCTGACGGTTGGAGTCAAAGAACCATAAATTTTGTACTCTGTTACGCCAGGTACCGGAGGAAAAGATACAGTTATATCCTTCGGATAACCTTCTTCCTTTACCAACTTTATAATAGTTGGTTTGTAAGATGGGTAAAATACACCATAATGATCCCATTTCATTCTTCAGTTACTTCTTTCCTTTTACTAACTTTTTTTCCACTCAGTTTCATTCTTTTTCATTACCTCCTTTCTTTAACCTTGACATCCAGGGGATACTGTTTGTAATTATACAGGATATATTATGGGCTGGGGTCCAGCCTTATCTCAGGCTTAGTTCCTGAGAAGGTCCATTATTTGGACCGGACCACTTTGGTCAAGAGATACTGGTCATCTCTCAGGTAAACTATAGTATATTTTCCCTTCACTTTTTCTCCTTCAAATTCTACGACCATCCGTTTTGGGTCCGCATCCACGACTTTATAAAAACCCTTGTCATAAATTTTAACGGAACCGCCACCGTACTCACCTTTCGGAATTTCCCCTTCGAAATGTATATACTCTGAAGGATGTTCCTCGACTTGGACCATCAAAACCTTTTCACCTTCTTCCGGTAATTTAGCTTTCGGAATGGCGTAAGATATTAACACAGTATCCTCGGACTCGGGTACAGGTTCTGGGGTTCGGTCAAACCTACGTTTCTTTACATATCTCTCGAACAAATTCTTTTCTTCTCTATCTAAAACATCCCTGGTCATAGTAGTCTGGCCCGATAATAGGCTTTGACGAAAAGATGTGACTTATTGTCGTTACAAGGACTCTTCGTCAACCTTGACAACTTCTTGTTCCCAGACAGGTACTTCTTTACCGGTACTGGCCCATACAACTTTCAGTGCCCCGTCGACTTTTTTCTCAACTACAACACCTAGCTCGCCAGTTTTGCGATGCATTACACAATCATAAACAAATATAGGCTCGTTAGCGGTCTTGATTTGTTTCTTCTCCGGTTTGAATGAAACACTATCTAACAAACCATCAATTATCGCATTCTTAGTAATCTCAACTTTAGGAGTTTTTGACTTCAACTGAGCTTCTTTCTCAAGAGTACCATATAAGCAAGTTGAACAATTAGGGTACTCAAGACCGTAAGGGCATGATGAACACAACGTCGCTCGCCTGACAACCATTCCGCTAACAGGGCACTCTACCAACGTTTCTTCTATTCTGTCGTTCGTTTCCTCAAAATCAAAAGATCCAGAACTGACAATGAGCTCTGATGTACCGTCACTTAATAGTTCGTCATAATTCGTAAGTAGTACCTGGTCACCGTCAGTACCTAGATAAACATACCTGTCTTTACCAACTGTTATTACACTTCCTACTTTCTTCATAGACCATTTTATAATTGAGATCATTTCTTTTATCCGTTCTCTAACTTCTGGTGGTTCGATCCGATCAAGACCCGAATAAATCTTGTCTAAGAAACTGTTCCATAAGTAAGTTGCTGCGGCATATATCGTATCCAATGTTGGGAACGAAGAAAGGAACTGATGAATCCAATCTACTACATTTGTTGCGGATTCCCTGATCTTTCTGGCATAGAGACGAATCTCGTTCTTATCTATCTTTGCCTGATAATTTTCACCGTAGTAAGATCGGAACAAGTTATCAAGGATCGTGGCAACAGTCTCGTCTGATATAATACCGCTTCCCTTAAACCTGTTATATATTTTGACCATTTCGTCTCGGGTATCTTGCAAAATTCTTCGTTCTCTTTCTTCAGTGCGTGGAACAGGTCCCTGTTTTCTTCGTTTAAAAAGCTTTGACGCCTGGTCTCTGAAAAATGAGTCAATAGCGTTTTTTACTGGAATGGCTAACAAGATCTGAGCACCAAATGCGTCAAGAATCTGTTTCTGCGGATCTTCATACTGCATCAACTTACTTATGTCGAGGGCCTCGACAAGATTTGGTTTCAATATGTTATCGTACCATTTGTCGAACGCGTCTGGACTAACAAAAGAGATCCTGTTCTTGGAAAAATAGTTTTCTATTTCCTGTTTAATGTTGGCCTTCTTGCTATCAATATCCTGAATGGACCGAATATGGTTCTTAATAATCTCGTATAACTGGGGTTCGAAGTCATGGGGAACCAGCTTACCTGGGGTCAATTCTATATATTGTTCTCTTGTCGGATTTAGAAGCTCGTTTATGGCCAAAGCTATCGCACTACGTACCCGATTAACTTTCTGACCACCAACAAATACCGGAATTATCTTAGTTGTAATAGTTTCTACTATGGCTGGCTCAACGTAATCCTTCATCAACTGACTAAGAGCAACATCGTTGTTTGGCTCAAGATTGACACCGTTTGCGTTAAGTAACTCAAGAATCAGCGACTTAAGACTATCTAAAAATTTAGTAATATCGTCTTTTTTGTCGGTTACCAAGTACGATTCGACAAGGCTAACGAGAACATCTTTGTGCAACTGCTCATAAAACGCGCCCAGAACAAGGTTATACGCCGTTTTGAACATGTTGAGAACCCATTCTCCCCTTTCTGATCTAGGCGTCTTTGAAATTATCGTTTTTGTTGACAACAATGCCATAATGTTCGACAAGTATTGTAAAACAGGCCTGAACCTAATAAACGGCATGGCCGCGTTCGCGAGAGTACCGGGTCGGGCTCGTCCCTTTTTGTGTTCGGTAACCAATTGAGAAGCAGCCTGGTCTATTTCGGCAAACAAATCTTTCATTTTTCGGTCTGCTTCTGATATCATTCGTTGTAAGTCGCTACCAGTCGAAACTTCACCTTCAGCCTCACCACCCGGTAATTCTTCATAAACACTAAAACCGGACTCACCAGGAACATATACGTCCAAATCCTCCTCTTCAAACTGAGCTTTCTTGGTAAAATAGTACAGTTTGAAGATAAGAGGGTCAACAAGTTCGGCCTGGACAACAAACCCACGGCCGTCATTATAGACGACCAGATAATCAGGTCCTATATAATAAGCGGTACCACGTTGTCCCGAAATGCTAGAGATTTTAATCCCATAGTCCGACATGGTCTGTCCCTCCCAATATCTCTTCGATTGTTTCAGGCCTTGCAAAGGATTCGTCAAGACCGCCACTCTCGACAGTACCAACTACTTCAGCTTCTGGTGTTTCTGGTATTTCGGTTTCCGGTTTCTCTTCCTCTTCTACTCCTTCTTCTGTTTCCTGACGAATCTTTTCATATTCTTCAACGTATTCTTGTTTTTCAGCCTCGACCCTAGCCTTTTCGTATTTCTCTTCCAGATCTTGCTTACGTTTACGAAGGTCACTAATTATTGTGTCCAAACGAGATACAAGATCGTCTAGACCGGTTCCTTCAGCTCGTTGCTTTTGACGGGACACAACATCAATTTCGGTATCGACTTCTTCAACGGTCTTCTCGTAGATATCAGTTATTTTTTCTGGGTCTCGACTGATCTCGTCGGAAACAGCTTGTGCGAAATCATCAGCCGACATTCTTGAGAAATCCTCCGGAGAAAATCTATACAAGACCGGCAAACTACCAATTAAGAACTTGGTACCACGAGTACCTTCAGGATACTGGAACACGGTCTTACGAAGGTCTCTTATTACCGTGTTTATTGTGTCAATATACGGAGCAATTGACGTAACTGCACTATCAAAATCAGGGCCCTTTTTGTCCCTTGCTACCAAAGCCGAAACGTTAGAAACTAGTGCAATCGCTTCTGGAACAATTGTAGATTCTATTTCCTTCTCTGCTTTCTCTACAACATACATTGTCTTTGTACCTAACGACAAAAGTATACCATCAATAGAAGATACTAGTTTGTCGTAATGTGGTTTTATGTTTTTATCGACAATCTCTGTATTAAGATTTTTTGACGCCCAGTCATAAAGAGAACTAACGGCGTCTCTCAATGTACGCAATGTGTTTTCCAACCGGCTTGTGTTGTCAATAACAGAAGATATCCGATCTATCTCGTTGAAAACGCTCGCAATTTCGTAAACCGTTCTTAGGAAAGGAACATAAAGCATTCCGTATGACCTTGGAACCTGTAACCGTCTATGCAATGTAACAGATGTAGGTATATATTCTTTCCACAGATATTTTTCCCTTTCGAAAACTTCTTTGGTTGGAACAGTTTTAGATTTTGGTTTTTCGGCCCCGAACAAAACTTCCTTAACTCCGAACGATCCGGCTATCTCAACGATTGCAGACCTAACAGCTTTTTCCAAATCAGTTCCGGGACGAGCCATAACTTTAGCAAGGTTCGACGATATAGTCTTATATGCGTTAATAAAACTCTTGCGGTCAAGAACGTTCCAAGTTGCACTAAAAGTTTGACCAGCATACTCTACAACTGCTGTTACGAAATGGGCGCTCTCTTTAAGTGATGGATTGTACACTTTCCTCATGATCAATTTAACGGCAATGGTCGGAATCACTTGGTTCGCAACATTTACGACTTTGTTCCGGTAAGTTGTCCTGTACGCATGACGAATACTTTCCTTAACTTTTGGTGGTAAGTCGGCTCTATCTAGAACAGCATCGAACGTGTCAAGAACAGCACGAATTGCAATTAACCGTCTCAACGCCATAACAGTTGCCGAACTAAGATCAGATAACGCGGAACGAACTTGTTTGTGATAATGCTTAGCCAAATCAACGACATTTTTAATGTAAAGAGCAGCCTGGTCAATTCTTTGGCGTTTCTCAAGCGTTGTAGACGCCTTACGAGCCTCTTCAAGAGCGTCTATTGCATTTTGTAGATCCCCTCTGAAATGGATCCCTGGATAATGCTCTGTCAAGGTTCGTAAATCGTTTACCGCCGTGTCTAACACAGAATCCGTTTGCTGAATCTCTTTTCGGACCTCTTCAGGAGTTCCGGCCTGTTCTGCGTTGTACAACCGGCGAGATTGGTCTTCCAGGTCCCGATGTAGTTTTCTTAACTGTTTGATGAAAGGACCAACGTCCCAACCGGTTCCCTCTTCTGGTGATCCAAGAACTTCCGTTTCTATATCTGAGTAAATATCTGGTATAACATTACGGAGATCGGACAAAAGACCGAACAACAGTTCGTGTCCCGGACTTTCTTCAGAAAGGGGTCGTGGTTTGAAGGGAAGAGGACTACCTTCAGGCATGTCAAGTAAATTACCCAATGTTGTGTATATCGGTTCGCCTACCTTTGCGAAGAAATTGCGCAAAGCTTCTTTCAAGTCTTCAGGTATTGGCCCCGTTTCCTTTATCGTGGTCAGCTGGTCTATCAAATAGTTCTGTAAAGAATCACAAAGAGCTGTTCTCTGGTCTCGTGGTAAGGACTTTATAAACTGGACAAAAGAATTCTCTGTAATGAATGGAAGAGCGCCAACAGGTTTTTTCTCGAGAAAGGAAACGACAACATCGTATGGAAAATTGTCTTTTACTATCGGGATGGTATTGTAGAGACCGATCCATTTCTTGAGAGTTGTCGTGGGTACTCCTTTGCGGAGATCATGTTCGAACAAAGCCTTGATTATCTCTGGAATGCCTAAAGTATAGCCGGCATCTGACAACGATTGTAACCATAACAAAACACGGTCAATATTACCAGAATCACGATTGACCAGTTCTTGTACCTTTTCGAGATGGTCCGGAGTAACTTGGTTAACCGATTTAATGTCGTCGAGTAGACCCTTCCATTCGTCAAAACGACTTGCACCACTTTTCAACCATTTACTAAGAACGCTCACGACCGTACCCTCTCAACAGGGACTTCTAATCTTAAATCATAATGGTTTCGGTTTCGTTTGTATGAAAAATGGTCCTGAATAACAAATCGCCCTCTATACCCAATCAAATTCTTAAAGTCCGTATTACGGAACGCTTTCTTGGCAAAGTTTGTAATTTTAGCATCTTCTTTTTCGAATTCATCAATTTTTTCAATTTTAATTGGTAACGTAACCAATCCTGTTCTCCACGATAACGAATACGGTACCTTTATTGACCCGTTATATTTCAACGTACTAACGTCCAACCTAATCATTCTTGGGTCGTGTGTTATTCCAGTTGTTAGACCAGAATAACCAGACGAGCTGATGAAATCCTCGAGTAATAGTACTAAAGTATGCCGCAAATCGTTAACATTCATCTTCCGTTTCAACTTTCCGAGGATGTGAAAACCACGATTACCACTAAATTGTACAGAAAGATCTCTGACCATATCCCACCCTTCTAAAAATTCGTAAAGGTCTTTTGTAACCTGTTTAACTTTTTTAAACGGAACCTCTTCTCGCGGGTCAATATCAACAAAGAAATAGTCAATGTTTTTACTGTCAATTACTTTGTGAATCTCGACGGTCCGTCCGTGGTTAATCTCGTCAAACAGATCCTCAGTTAGAACCATCGGTTCCCCGTCTATATTACGTTTCAGAACAGGACCTTTGTCCGTCTTAATAACGATAAATATCCTTGATCCGAAGGGCAATTTGTCTTTGACACTGTTGAAATAGTCATATATTTGTTTCTTGGTCAGTTTGCCATATTCTGATTCTATCACAACATCATTTTCAGTCCCTGGTTTTAATCCGCTCGTGACCAACCAAGCCCTACTCACCCGTCTGATTTCAGTAGGATGTGCTTCACTTACATACAAATGCCCTTCATCTATTGGTTCGTCCCATAGAACTAAATAATCGATATCGGTCCGTTCAAGATAATTACCACATTCGGGGCATACATAATAAACTGAAAACATTGGAAAGTTCCGTCTAGGAACAGGTATCGTTTGCACGTTACAATTAGGACACCAAATCTGTTCGTAATCTATGATCGTTCCTGTAATCCCTTTAGCTATACTTACGATGCGGTCGCCCGGTTTATACCCTTCGTACGAATCATTACCCATATCAATTTGCAGACAGTGCAAACCATCATTTACTGGGTACATAAGTCCGTTCACAAAACAACCACATTTCTCAAGTAACGCTTTATCTTCTGATAAAATGTATGTGTACTGTTTAGCTACTATCGGTATCAACTGACCACTGTGTTTCTTTACTACATCTGGTGGTAAAACCTGGGTTATCCGCAGATCTTCTGGTGTTAACTGTTTGTCTTCACGGATACGTTTGAAAGAAGGCTGTCTTAACGTACCAGCAGGATAATCATCTACATAAACCCATTTTTTATTTTTTCTATCGAACTTCATGCCAGGACCTTCCTCAATATGAATCTCTCGGGCCTCAACTTCCACAACCTTAGGATCCTCAAATGGGTCCACATAAATCATCCTTCCCTTGCGGAAAACCTCGTGTTCTTCAGCCCATTCCAACCACTCTTCACGCTCTTTGTCAGTAAAACCAGATCCTACCATGGAGTCAAAGATAAATAACCCTTCTTCGTTCATATAAGCAAGCTGTAAGGCGCCCATTCTGGTAGGATCTTTCTTGGACAATTCAACACCTACAACCGCGAAGTCTACAGTTAAAACAGGTTTCACTTTTATTCGAGTTCCGTCTTCAAAGACAATTACCAGTCCCTCCCACATACTTTTTTCAGATAATACTGTCTTCCATGCCTTACCAAAATCCCTTGTTTGGAACACAGTAACAGGAGACACTCTTGTACCTTTAAACAACCGTTGTACCAAGTTAATACGGTCAAATATGGGTTTCTCCAAATAGTTTTTGCCATCAATTGAAATAATATCGAAGATCATCAGATGGATTTTGTTTTCGTCTTCTAGATCTTTTGGTGCGCGGAGAATACTGATCGCTTTCGGATAAGACATCACAACACCCGGTCTCTCAAGAACATATAGCTCACCAACCGCGACCAGTTCGTTCGTTCTCTTACCATCTAGTAAAGCCTTGAATTCGTTCGTAACTGGTAGATCGGTCCGGACACGACCATTTTTCGACAACAAGTAACATTGATCTTTTTTGCGAGAATAATGGACCAAAGATAGTTCACCGTCAATCTTTCCGGTTATCAAATAGTTGCCCTTGAGATACTTTGGGGCATCTTTGTAATCAACCGTATCAATAGGCCATTCCTTCTTGTATGCATGTAGAACCGGTAATAAAGGATGATCTTTGTTAATAAACTGCTTCATTGAGATTTATTTGTGATCTGGTCCGCCAAATCGGCCGCTCCGAAAGCTCTCAAACTATCAGCAATCTCCTCAAGATTAACTGGAAATGCGCTTATGCCTAATTTGATCTCTCGCACAAGGTCCCTTACTCGGTCCTCGAGCTGTTCTCGGACCTGAACTAGAATATCGTTCGCTGTTCCGTTAGCAAAATGGTGGAGATCTTCCAAAGCAGTCTTCTTCTCCTCAAGGTCAGCAATACCAAGTACGGTAATAAATTGACTTTTGGTGGTTTCATAAAGAGAATCGGATAATTCGGCTTTCAAAGATTCGAACTGATACTTTGACCCATTCATTATCTCGGTAGCGATACTGTCCGCAATGTCCAAAACCGCGCCAATATACTGTTGCTTAAGCTGTTCAATGTCCGATTTCGGTTCTACCTTTCCTCGTTGAAAGTCCCACTCTCCTACCAAAGAAGGAAACAGTAAAACGGACCGAATCTGGTAAATTTTGTGGTACAAATTCCCTGGTTCGGAACTCGAACTAATATATCCTTTTCCTTTGAGAAACTCGAAAAAATCATTCAGTATATCGCGAGCGGTACGACCTAATCTCAGATTTTGAAGATCGTCGCTCCGTAATACTTCAGTAATCGTATCATAAACATTCTTAATAAAAGCTCGTGCCTCCGAATTCAAATTGGGCACGACATCAAGAAGAACCTTGCGTGTCTCAGACGTATCATATTGCGGAACAATTTTCTCGAGACCAAATGATGGTGCCTCAGTTATAGACTCTTCCACATACTTTTTGAACTGAATGATTTCGTTGACCTTAGTTTCCAGTGTACTGATTTGGTCTTTGAGGTCGTCAAAATCTTTGTCTAGCTCAGGAAAATTGATCTTTTCCGTACCAGCACGCCGGATCGATTTGATAAGGTCTAATGACTCGCTTACAATCTCCTTGATCCTGTTGATTTTATTTGCCGCCTCATTAACATTGAACTGGTCATCAAAGTACGTGTTAAGTATATGATATATCCGATCAATGTTTCGACCCAGACGATTAACAATTTCCGACTGAGCAATATCCACAAGATTACCTATCCTAAGAAGAGCTTCCGACAGAAACTCGTCAAGTTCTTCAACATATTCCTCAACCGCCATAGAAGACTGACCCACAGATGTGACATCAAAAGACGGACCTAGCTTGTTTGGTAGATCAAGCTTCTTGACAGATTCAACAACGGACCTGATCTTATCATGCGCGGCTTCGGGAGTAATGCGCTTGAACGTGACACTGTCTCTAATAACACGAACTTGGCGTTGCAAGTCGTTCAGTACATCTTCCAGGTCAAAGATATCTGAGGAAGTAATCAAATGCTCGTACGGCTCCGTTTCCGAAGGCATAGAATACGACACCTGTTTTACCGCCTTCAACTTTTCATAAATGGAGAAAAGTATCTCGCGAATTCTGGACACAATACTTGATACTTCTTCCTTTTCCGGATTTGACAGTTTAGTGACAGTAACTTTCTCTGATGTGTATCGGGGCAATCGGTCTTTGATGTACTCGAGAAGAAGGGTGTCTCGTTTCGCCTCATCTATCCGAAAATATTTCCTGTTTTTAATACTCCCGGTAACTTTGTATAATGTAACAAAATACTTGACAAAGAGGTCTTTATAAACGTTCGAGATAAGAAACTTAAAAAAAGGACCTTCGTATTCTGGTCCTGGCATCTTAGTTGGTTTGACCTGCTTGGTCGGGGTCCTTGGAGACAGAGGACGAACCGTAACCTTCTCAAGTTCCGATCCTAAAATAGTCCGTAGCTGTTCCGCAACATCGGAAAAAGAATCTCGCATTTCTTTGTACAAATCATTTAAACTATCTATCTTTGATGTGTCGGCATCTGAAATTGCTTCCTTAACCTTTTTTCTCAACAACTTTATAACATAGTTAAACGAAGTATTACTAATTTTCGAAAGGGTACCTAAGAACGAAGCCATTAGAGCAAGACCCTCTCCGTAAGCACCTTCGCGTAAAGCCTCGAAAAATCCTTCTAAATCAACCAAGTTGACAAAATTAGGATCAAGTGTTCGGACAAGAAATGGTCGGACCATATCAGGATCCCATACCTGGTACTCATTATACGTCTCAAGAAGATCACTCCAATTTACAGGTCTCGTTAATTGGCCCGGAGGAATGATAACGGACTGTTTTGTCTTAACATCAACCTTGTGTACCTTCGCCATTTTTGTCTGCCTCCCCCTGGGAAAGCCCTAACTTGGAAACAAAAGAATGATACAAATTGACTAATTCCTTAAGTCCTTCCGTAATAATACCAATAATTCTTGTAACTTTCTCAAAGGAATCTTCTATTATCCTTCGAGATATGATGTCTTCAATTTTCTGTACCTTTCCTTCAAAGTCGATCATCAACCGGGTCAGTTCTTCCCTTGTCTTCGCATTTCCCGAAGAAAGCTCTAACGCTTCGTCGTACAGTTCACCTAACCAACCAGGAAGTTTCTGGACTTCTGGATCTTGCCAAGATGATACTCGATCTATATAATCACGAACTTGTTCGATCGCCTTCTCAATCTGTCGTGCGATTTCGTCGAATCGTTCACGAACAGTACCCAACTGAACTAGCCGTTCCTCGAAGGCTTGGTATCCCGGTTTACTTTTCTGTATCTTTTCCCAATCTTTGAAAGAGAAACCTTCGGGAGATATCGGCAGTTCAGTGAGGACATCGGGAGTTACTGACCGAATTTGCGGCATATCAGGTGACGGAAACTGCTCACTCAATATTTTACGAATCTTGCGCATTTCGGTGTTAATATTTTCGCGCATTTCTTCAATTACTGGCGAAATATTAGGTAGCCCCTCACGAAGCATGGTTAATCGCTGAACAGTACCAGGAAACGTTAGTTCTTTAAGATAGTCAGATACTGTCTTTTTAATATATGACTCCATGTCAGAAGCCCCACTCCCTTCAACTAAAGATATCAACGAATCCACAGTTAAAACGCCACGAGCTATTTTGTCAAATTTATCAACTACTTGACGGACCCAATTAACAAAGTCATTATGTACCTGGATGATGGGTTTCAACTGATCAAGTTGTCCGGCAATAAGAAGGGGGTTATAAGGGCCGTATCTTTGGGGCAACTCGACCGTTTGTGCGTTTTGTCTAAACTGAGGTGTTTCCGTAAATTCCCATCGAGGGTACAATTCTTTATCCTTCTTCAACAACCCGCTACCAAATTCTGTATCTATGTGTGGACCAAAAACGTCACGACGATCTAAGTGATCCTTTGGGCCAGACAACCATTTACGTCTTAACTCAGTATCGTCCTTAGTAAAAGGATGTTCATCTCTCCGATCAGTAATTGGTATCTCTTCAACGAGCCAGCTGTTCTTAATAGAGCCCTTGTGCTTAAACCACTGAACTCTGCGTTCTTCTGACAGTACTCGTTCTTTGGACGGTTTACGAGGACCGAACCATCTAAGAACTTTTTTGGGATTAGATCTTGAAACTAAAGCCCATTCGACACGATTATGGTTTTTGTTATATCTGCGGACCAACCTTGCTTCTTTTTTCGTCCCCTCAGTGACTATATAAATCTCAAGAAAAGAACTACCCATAATATTGTCAGAAACGTTCGGATTTTCGTAAAAGAAACGACCTAGTTTCTCCTTGTACTGACTAACGTCTATTCCGGGAGTCTTCCCGTTAACAATGATCAATTTCGTTCCATCATCAAGTTCACTAAAATAGCCTTTTGCATATATACGTTTCCCGGTCGGTAGCTCGGACGCTGTTTCTGCCGTAGCAAGGTCTGGCTCACTATTTTCGGTCTCTTTGAAAAGTAGCCAGTACTTGACCGGCTTCATTTTGTCCAAAGGCGTGTTTAATACGTCACGAACACTTCGAGGAGCCATAATTAACTCCGGCGCCCGAAAATTACATAGTTACTTTCGATGCTTCTTCAGCTTTCTTGGCTTGTAGTTCGGCCAATTCCTTTTGTAAATCTGCTATTTTTTCTTGCAATTCAGCAATTTGTCTCTGTTTCTCTTGAATGTCTTCGTCCAAACCACCTTTCTTTATTGGACCAGTTTTCCCCTTACCATGATATTCGGTTGGTTTCTCTAAAGCTTTTTTAGGTAATATATCTATAGCCGCTCTTGCAGCATATTCTTCTGATTCTCCACGTTCTAACGCAGATTCCCATATGTGTTTGAACTGCCTACGGACTCTTCTTGGTACCTTTTTCTCTTTAAGAACTTTTAACCATTCTTCTAATGTTCTCCCGGCCATCTTTTGTAATGTAGCTTCTTTACGAATAGATACTTCCTCAGGAGTCAAAAATTGAGAAGTTTCCACAACACTAGCAAGTTTCTCGAACTGCGCCGGTTCTTCCTTTGCAAATTTTAACAAACTAAGAACTGTGTACCCGATAACATCTGGCAAAGCAACTTCGGGAATACTGGATCTCTTTTTGATTGGGCCATGATACTTGGTCGATTTTTCTGAAACTTTACTGAACTGCTTTTGGAACGGCTTCGTTTTTTCGAATGATAGGAAGTATTTGTTAATATCGACTTTTTCGGCAGGTTGTGCTTCGTCAACTTTAAATTCTTTTGCTTTTTGTATGTCACCACTTTCACCTTTCGACATATATTTTTCAGGAAGTTTGGTATCAGTAGTTACTTTTACGTCTCCTTCACTCGGAAAACTTACTTTCTTGTCAAAAACCAGTTTCTCTCTAGTACCTGGTTCCATTACATCCTCGAGTCTGAATTTAAACTCTTCTACGGCCATTTTTTTAGTAGGATACTGGAGATCGCTTTTCATCTCTGGTTCCGATATATACTCTGACTTGCTAGGTTTCGGCGGTTTTGGGTATTGTAACTTTTCAACTTCACCCGGAGTTATGTATTTCTCCGTATCTATTTTTACTTTTGTTGAGCTCATGTTTGAACCCCCTCTTTTTAGATAGATTTCGTTACTTGATGGACCGGTCGCCACAATTCGGGTTCATTCTTGTTCTTATTTACGTATTCGTCCCCCGTAACATCACCCCAGTCAAACTCTTCCGGTAAAAAGTGCTCAATATAAACTTTTTCCTTCTCAGTCAACGGGAATACTATCTTCAGTTTCGTCCTTCTTCCAGACGTTCTATATATAGATACTGGTCCTTTCTGGTAAAGGAACGTCGCGGTAGATTTGTCCGGAAAATGACCAGCAAGTCGGTCTATGAAAGGACCAACATCAAGACCGTTCTGACCAGTTACGATGACCATAATTTCACCGGTATCTCTCTCAACAGCAAAAACGCCTTTCGTGTACTTAGCATCTGGCAGAAACCGTCCCAAATGGTTTACTACCATGTCCCGATGACTTATAGACGGGTCCGTTTCTATCAACAGGACGGGTTCTTTAGTTGGTAAAAGGTCATCGTAATATATAATCCAACGACCAATATAGTCGGCGTTTCGAACATACTCGGACTGACCATGTCGACGAATTATTGGTTCGGACAACTTGGGTATTTTCTTTGACTCAATAAGAACCGTCTTGATACGATTGCCATATTTCTCTTCAACTTTTTTAAGTGCGTTTCTTAGGTACGGCTCCTCCCCGAAACCTATCAAAATATCACCTATTTTAGTAATATATGAGGACGAATCCCAGGGAACGGGTACATAATTGTCGTCGAATAATTCAGAATATGATATCCTAAGATCTCTTACGTTTATATTTCTTGGAACTCCTACTTTCTTGTTTTGGTTTGTCATTGCTGCCCTCAGTGGTACTCACTCTTAAATTCATTTCGAGATGCACTAGAAAATCAGATATCTTGTACGCAATATGGATAACTTGTGTTCGAAGTCCTAAGATAAAATCTGCCAGGACTCGTTTTACTTTTTTCATTTGACTATTTATTTTATCTCAACTGGCCCTCGACCAGTGTTCGTCAGACTGGTAAAAATCAGATCAGTTATCATTTTCGCCAAGCTCTCCTCGGACAGTACCTTGGTCTTTTTACCCAAATGGTGCGACATGATTCTGATCAGAAAATGGATCATTTCCTCTGTAAACGCTAAAACTTTCTGATCAGAATCAAGTCGGGAGTCTATTTCTATTACAAACTCGTGATTTTGTTCAAAGAACTTCCCAAGTTCCTTTAACTTTCTCCGAGTCTTTAGCTCACTGAACCGAACATGCACCTTCATTTTTTCAGCAAGGTGGTTAAAATATTGATCAAAATATCAGCAAACAGTCCAATAAGTACAAATATGAACTGAGTCGTCACTTTTCTCAGGAAATCAATATTGCCTTGGGCTTGTTTATCATACCTATCACGCAATTCTTTAACATCACAATCGTGGTTGTTTGTAATAGCCTCGACCTCAGCAAGACGTTCTCGTAACGACTCAACCTTCTCGAGACGTAAATTGATCTTTTCCAGTTCGGCAACAAACCGCCCCTCCATGGAATCTAACCGTTTCGACATTTCCTCAAGTTTAACAACAATAACAGGAACCTGCGACAGACTTCCAAGGTCTTCTTTGCGTCGCAATTCCATTGTCATGCTTGTCTCCTTCTTTTTCAATCTAGGGCCTGGATTACAGGCCCTAGATTATGTCCTGGGATAAAGTTGAAACCTTTCGATTTAGATCTTAAACCAATTAGAACCGTCACTCTGCACTCTAACAGAACCCCACTGTGTAGACAGAGATACAGACGTTGCACCATCTATAGTTTCCGACCCACTAGCAGCAACAGTTACAGCATTAGTAGAATTATCTATCTTCTTAACAACATAAACTCTGCCAGCTATTCCTGCAGCACTGGGTAAGGTTATAGTAATTGCTCCAGATGTAGCATCTCCAAGTATTGTATGGTCACCTGCAGTTGCAGTATAGTTTGCAGTTTTTGTTACAATAGGTAATGCAATTGAACCAGCAACGTGTAATTTACTATTTGGACTTGTTGTTCCGATGCCAACATTAGTTCCGTCGTCAGAGATAACAGAATCAGCGATCGTTGATGCACCAGAAAACTTTGCAATAGTACCAGTTGTACCGGTACCACTAATATTACCTGCTGCTGCGATCGCTACTTTCTCTATTCCACCAGTACCAGTTTGTTTCGATATCGTTACGTTATCCCCTGCTACAACCTTGTTAAGTAAATAATCAAAGCTCGTGTCGGTACTTGATACCTTAACAAGACCACGACCATGTTCGGACGCGTCAACATCAATTCCGGTTGCTTGTTCATAAGGTTCCTCGTCTGTTACTCTTACTAACTTACCACTTCCTATGAGAGATAGTATGCCTGGTGATTTTTCAATATCTTCGTCAAATAGCACGACAGTCTCGTTTGGTCCTATAGTTGTTCCTTTCCCGTTAATGGTAATCATGATTGGGTTCGAAGAGTTGTTTCTTAGTTTCATCTTTTGGCCTCCTTTAACTAAGTTTGTTAATAATTTCTTTCAGGGTTCTGAGATGCTTTTCCTCGTCCCGAATTATTTCCTCTATTTTCTCCTTAATTTCAGGATCATCTATTGTGTCTAACAATCGGCGATACTCTGAAATTCCGCTTTCCTCTTCTTGCATGAATTCTACAATATCATGCTTAAAAACAGATCGCCTCAACCATTTCGCACTAACCGATTTTTGGGGGACCATCTCAATAATAAAATACCTAAACTTCGCGTTTTTGATCTCGTCTTCGGTAAACTCGCGAGCTACGTCTACTCTAAACTGGGGTACCGCGACGAATAATTTAACGGCTGGTGTCAAGGTAATATTTGCCCTGTTAAACGAGATTTCCTTACCAAACTTCGCGCTTAGCAACTTCGCAGTCGCCTCATGTCCAACATAGCTCTCAAAATCATCCCCTAATTCACGATTAAACGTTTCCTCATTTACCTCTCTGACGCGCAAATTCGCTTCTTCTGAAGCTGGCAGCATACTGATACTGAAAGTAGTAGTTATAACGTTTTTCATGCTACCTCCCAGTAACGTTAAATATATCAAGTATGTTCAACAACTGAGCTGTCATTTTGCCGCCTAAAGATAATGGAATTGGTATAGAACCAAAACCAGATCCCATTGGTGTATAGTTCCATTTATATGGTAAAATATATTTGTCAACAAAAGCGTTTATCATATCAATAGCCGTCTTGATTTTTGATCCACGATCTATAGACAAAGACAAACCGTTATCGGAGTATGACAAATCTGTAATAGCCACCGGTACATATTTCTGAACCAGGGCAAACATTGCGGACATCATTAAAACTAATGGTTCCAAATCAGGAGGTAAATTAGCAATAGTAAAACTAGTCTGGGGCGGATACAAATTAAAGGCCCTTAACCCTAACCATAACCCGGCCTGTATATCTTCCTCGGACAACATCGCTGACAAAAATGGGGACAACATCTTGCGCAATGAAGTGCATAAACGCAACTCTTTTGGCGACAAATGGGTGTACGCGAGATAGTAAGTGGTTTCCGAACCGTCCGATCTTACGAACCTGATCAAATAATGGTACCCATCCTTTGACGAGACTGGTACCTGAGTATCTTCGTACTCAGTCTGGTTCAGAGGTATAGGAGTACTATTTAACTTGACATAATCGCCTTCCTCGGACTGGCTCCTGTACAAGTTCACACCAACATAAGGATCGGGTTGACCTTGAGCTCTGGCCTGATCTATTTCTTCTTGTATTTCTGGAGGTATGTACCAGTAAACAATGGTATTAAACATATTACTTATTAATCACTTTAACTAAAATTGCAAATCCGCGTTCTGTTTCTACACCACAAACTTTTTGCCAGCGCTGCTTCTCGGGGTTCCATGCCATCAGTTGTAAATGCCTCTCTTTTTCGTCTTTCTCTATTTCTGGTAAGACACCATAAGGGTACACCCTAACATCTTGCTGAATGTTACCAACCTCCACCGTGAGGACGTACTCTTTATTTGGGTCGAGTTCGTTTTCTTCGTGGTTGATCAAACATACTTCAGTATTATCCGGGACTGTCAAAGTCTCATCAGTTACCTCTTGTATAGAACCGGCTATTCTTGCTTTTAAAACTTTACCTTCACGATGAATCTTGACTTTTTTTTGATCTTCGGGCGGTACGTTCTTCTTATCCCATAACAATATTATGTTTTCTTTTGACCGCCTACATACCCGTGCGTTTAACATAACCTTATCCTCCCTCTTCCTCGATCTCTTTTATTCGTTGTAATATCAAGTTTCGACATACAATTCGTTTTTCGAGTGTTAAAATGTTAGTAAGAAGTACCTTATCGTGCACGTTTACCAAAAAATATTTCATAGAACTAACGTTTGGAAGTAAAAACCACTTTTCGATAAGATCCGCGTTTAATAATCTTAACTTTTTTTTTGCACAGGAGTTCCGGTTCCTGATTCCGTTAAACTTTCTAACTCTTTCTTAAGATCTCCAAGGTCCTGTTCAACGACAACATTTACCGGTTTAACCTCTTTAACAACGGGACTTTCCGCTGATGTAGTAACAATCGAAGGAGTATCAGTAACAACAGGAGAATCCTGAGTACCTACAAAAGGGATCGCGTGCTGTGGTTCCGGGAAAACCTCGGGTTCTTCGGTTTCCTTAGGAAGCGTTGAAGCAACAACATTCTCGTTTTTAGCACTTTCTTTGACCGACTCTTCTTTTTCTGATTTGGTTTCAGTTTCGGTCTCTTCTTTGATAACTAACGACCCTTTTTCGACAAAACTTTTAATTCGTGGGTCATTTTCCATTTCGGAAGTATACAAAGTACCATCCTTTGGGATGTAAAACTTCCCTATAATGATACCATTCCCCTTGGTGTAATAGATCTTTTTCATATTCGTTATCCCTCCTTTTTCGCTTTAATGACCTGACCCTTGATCTTGGTCGGTCTCTTGGCTTCAAGCAATGGGTACATAAGTTTGAGGCGAAGGCCTCGTTTTTTGACCTCTTCTAAAGTAGGAACATAATTTTCTATAAAGACATAATCATTTAAGGCTTGGACCTCGTAAACTGTAGTACACTGGTCAAGAATAGACTGAATTTGGTCAATCTTTTCCTGGGTCATCAGGGGCTTGATATTATGTACCTGACAATATTCTCGTTCCGCCTTGATACAGGAAAGGAGGTTGTCAAGGAAAACGTTCTTGAGATGATTTAATGCGGCTGTTCTGTACTCAAAATAGAGAAGAGGAATAAGGTTTGGAAACTTGATGCTATGCTCGTTAGTTTTATTATTTCCGTTATCCTCGGTCATTTTATTAACCTCTTTAAAAAATAAGGCCCGCCAAGCCTATCTTTTCAGGCAAACGTCCCTTTGCAGGGCGGTGTCGCGGGCCACAAACCTGTTCTAGAGGCCCCTATGAGCCGCGTTTCAGGCGGTGGTCTGGTCCAATAACGGACCCTAATGACCCCAAAGGGGCCTCTTGAGTTTAATTTAACCCCTTATTCAGACGGTCTGGTCCAATAAACGGACCTTCTCAGGACAAATAACCTGAGGTAAGGCTAGACCCTAGCCCATAATATAACCTTATCCGGTTATGTCTAATCTTGCAACACCAGCAGTGTTGTGAATACCCATACCGATTTGTTCCCAGGCAACGATATCAAACTGCTGCTGCGGAACATTGTCCCATATCTTAATTTCAACAGCTTTCCTTTCTGGGAGCCTTCCAAGTTTGTCTGGTGTTGTTACACAGTAAATATATCCTTCTTCTAATTTGGTTGCAAGGATCAGTCTTACCCCGTGTAATACACCAAATTGGCCGGTCTCAATTATTACGTTTAATGAGACCTGATCTAAGTCTTTGGCGTCCCAGCTAAGGACGTCTTCATAGTATGCGGGATTCATTAAATATGCGAAAGGAACGAGTTGCATTTTAGCGATGGTCGCATATAATTTTGCGAAAGCACTTCTCGCTAAAGGTCTTGTAACATCAACAGGGATATTTGGACTAACATCAGAAGCTTTTTTGACTAGTTTGAAGATTTCCAAATCTTCTGCTATTGCTACTGCTATAGCTGTTCTTTCTTTTGCTCTGTCAAATACAGGGTATCTTCTGATTGTTATCTCTTCCCATTTTATGGTTTCGTTGACTGAAATTGGGAAGGTTGGGAACTCAACCCTTTTTACGTTTGTTTCAACGATAGGTGCTGTACCCCTTGCTGCAATTTTTACAGCACCATACTCAGGAATATCGAGATCGTATACTGGAATCTCGCCCTGAGGAAGCTCGTCAACAAGTAGCAGTTTTCTACCAACTGCTACGTAATCCAGCCTGTTCTTTAAAGGTGTTTGCATCACGAAAGCTACCCTTTTTGCCCAGTTTGGAGAAGCAAGCAATTTTGCCCACGCTTGCTCTGCAATTTCTGGACTTACGGGAACAGTTTCGGAAGCTGCTTTCTTTACAAAAGATGAACCTGACCAAACTTGTTCAAAATTTGCAGGCATTTTCGGACACCTCCGACTCCTAAAATCTTTATCATACCTTCTTCGGGATCAACTCGTGTTCAGCTAGTTTAAATCTACTTCAATAGTATCAAACATGTTGGATTGTCTGCTGTTGGTTTTCTGAGCAAATACCCAACAAATGTTTTCTCGTTCGTACCATTAGTTACGGATGTTGTTAAGGTTCCGTGTGTCACATCCACATACACTGCTGCCATCAAGCTAGCGTTCAAGAAATCGTTCTCGTAATTATCAACCACTACTTCAGAACCATCTGCGGCTGTGAAATAGTTTGGCGCTATTTCAACTAATCCGGACACAATAACTGTTACTAGTCCGGACCCGTACATACCATAATCATCTGAAACTTCGTTTACATAGGAATTTTTGTGGCATTTCACTAATCCAAGTACCTTGGTATTTGAAGTTACGGGAACAACTTCGCCGTTTGCGTTTAATGTTACAGGTCTTCCGGCATATAATACAGCATCAGATTTTGGAGGAAGTGAAACTGGTATGTACGCCGGGCTCTTTACTTCGATACCTATCTTTCTTCCCCAGCTTGAAAATGTTAATGCGTTTGCCATCTCCGGTTACCTCCAATTATCTCTCTAGTGATTTCTGTGCGATTTCGATTATATCAAGGTCGGTATCTTCGTTGGATATAAAGATTTGCGGAATTGATGCTTCTTTCTTTGTTGGTTCCTCTGGTTTCTTTCTCGCTGGCATTTCTTCTAAGCCTGGTAATGTACCACCAATTGGTAATTTCTCGAGTGATTTTTCTGCTAAGTTTTCGGTGGCTTTCTCGATTGGTTTTGCGGACAATATGTCAATTATCTGGCTAAGAATGTTCAATTGTGGTACTGCGAACTTGTTCAAAAGTTCTGCCAATTTTGTTTTCTGCGCATCTTCTAATTCGGTCATTCCTGACACTTTATCAATAAGCTCTTCGATAATGACCGCTTTGTCTCTCTTCTCAGTCTTCTCTTTCAGTTCTGTAAGTTCTTTCTCGGCTTTCTCACGTTTCTCTTTCTCCTCTTCCAAAGCCTTCTTTAAGAGGTCAATTTTTGCTTTGATGACGAGATCCTCTGAAGTTGAAGATTGTACATTTATAGTTTGGGCTGGTTCACCAACACCTTTGCCTGGTAATTTACTAAAATACTGTTTTACCTTAACAGAGGGACCAGATTCTGGTTTTTCAACACTTTCTTTTACTTCTTCAGAACTAACTGAAGCAATGGGTCCTTCTGCTGGTGAAGGTTTCTTCATGGAAGGGATCTCTTCCTCGTTAAAAGACCATTCTGCTTTCTTTGTGAATTTTTGATTTTCTAAATAAGCCCTCTTTGCCAATGCAGGTAAAACTTCGCCTTTTAACTTATCGTAAGATCCTTGGGACATCTTCACAACCTGGTCAATAATATCTTCTGGTTCTATAACTGTTTTGTCATCATTGAGAATCCTTTTTTGAATGTTTTCCGGTATAATATCGCTTGCACGTACTTTTATTGATCTGTTAGCGTCCGAGAAAACAAAATAACTGTCCTCGAACGTCTTCCCACGTATATAAGTCCCTTGCATTACCTTTTTCCCTCCTAGTGATGCTGATGTTGTGGTTTCTGGTTTCAACTTTTGCGCTTTTTCGAACAAAAATTTTTCTTTACTTTTTCGTGGTAAAATTCCAAATTCTTTTGGAACCGGAATAGACCCGATCTCTTGGTTCCCTGTAAAAACAACATATCTGTCATCTTTCAATCTAAAGGTATACGGACCTATCGTAATTTCTTCAGGATACTCCTTTAGTTTAATCTTTTCGGGCGATTTTAACAAAAATTCGCTGGCCTCGCCGGGATCAGTTATAGCGGATTTCTTCTCGGTACCAACAAATTCCGGTACCGTCTTCTCAAGCTCTTCGGACGATTTCTCTGGTTCCTTTTTTGGTTCTGGTTCCTTCTCTGGTTCCTCTTCCACAATCGGTAACTTTTCACTCTTTTCTTCCACTTTTTCTTTCACAATGGGTTCGACAACAGGAGTAATCTGTTGGTCAATCTTCTGAAGAACTGGGTCAATTACCTTACGAACCTGCTCGTCAACCACTCGTTTAACACGCTGTTCTATCTTGTTTTCTATTACTGTATCAACCAGTTCCCCTAAGGAGGTTGGTCTCCGAGGATCTGGCTCTGCGCTCTTTAACATAGCTTCTTTCACCATACTATATTTCTTAAAATGTTCTGCCAATTTGGGATTTTGAATATCGCGGCTTGCAAATATCTGAAATATATAAGCTGTAGGATCAGCCGGTACATCTACGATAGAATCTTCTATAAATGTCAAACCTCGGTTAATTTCGTAAACCTTTTTACCATTGGCAGTACGACCCTTAACGTACCCGGGAGATTTTGGGTTCATGTGCGAACAAAGATCTTCAGGACTTTTCGCAACGTTGCCACAGACTGAACATATACATTCTTGGACCAATACAGACATCGAAGTTGTTCTTAACTGACCAGATACGATACGATTCAACAAACCGGGTCTTTTCTTCTCAGCATCCTCTTTATCAATTGCAGCTAGAATTTGAACATATTTATCGTCAGGGAATTCGTGGTAAGTTGCGTCCAAAATGATACCAAAGGCCTTATCAGGACTGTCTGAATCGTGGTTGTAATAAACGCCTTTGCCGATAAAAGTATGGTAAGATTTCTCCAGTTCGGTATCCTCGAAGTAATCCCCGTTTTGATTTGCCGCGTTTGCGGTAATAGCCCTTGCCCTATAATAAACAAAGTTTTCTGGATCCCACTCAAATTCGAAGTCGTTATATGGTAAGGTCCCCGCTCTTACAAAGTTGACCCAGTCATGTTTCAAGGACTCAATTTGATTCCCTGTGTAGAAACTTCCTATTATTGTTGCCCTCTTTATGAACGCCATCTTTCTTGCCCTTTTTCTGTTTAAGATTGCAAGTACGTTTCTCTTTTGGGTTCAAACATTTTGGACAAATTTCGATTACTTCAAGATCTGATGGTACTCCTCGTTTTATGAATGCCATCTTTACCCTCCCGGTTCTGTTTAACATTTCAGATACCCGCGATGTCAAGGCAACGGTTTGACCAACTCAATACAACTCACTTGGCTTGGTTCCAATGACAGGACCATTAACATAATCATAATATCTGATATCGGTACGAATCCCATAGTAAGGAGGCTGATTCATGTACGGGGCGTCATAAACAGTAGGATGGTCCTTAACGTACGGATTGAATCTGGTCGGCGATTCTCTGTAATCGGTAATATCTTTCAACCTTACCGGAACAAATTTAATTTTAACGGGGATCTTCTTCCTAAAACTACTTGAAAAATAGCGAGAAATTGCCGGAATAAGGATATTACCAGCTTTGTAAACAGGAATTTTCATTTACGTGGTCTGGCCCAATAACGGGCCGCTTCTCCAAAACGAGGTAAAGAACCTCAACTTCTCGTGCCCGGTACCGTTTCAGGACCTGTACTGGTCGCGGCCGGGGTTTCGGGTTTTGTTTCAGGTTTCTCTACCCCAACGGGTTTGGTCTCAGTTCCCTTCTCAAGAGGTTCAGCTCTTGGTGGTATAGCTGTTTTACCAGTTGGTGTCGGAATATATGGTGGAGCTTTCAGTTCTTCTAGTACCGAAGGACGACCTGGTTTCGTAACACGCTCGCCTAGTTCCGCCCCTTTCTTAACGGCTTCAGGAACAGGCACTCCGTTAATAACCTCGTTCATTATACCTTTATCTTTGGACTTTTCGCGTATAGCTTCTTTATAAACTATGTCAAACACTGTTGACTGTTCATTTTCAAGGTCTTTCTTAACCTGTTCGTAATCAAAATTGAACACTTCGCATAAGAGTTTGAATGGTATCTCTTGTTTGTCACGCAACCTCATTAGTAATTCGCGCTCTGCTTGTTCGTTAAGGAGATTGCGTTGTTTCCATTTGAAAACGGGAAGGATCAAATTACCATTTTTGTCTTTGTACCCTCTGGCAACAGCTATTGGTCTAAAGACCTTGTTAAGAACAACGTTTTCAACTCTCTTCCTGAAAGCAAGATATCTCATCATAACAAGACGGGTACTAACAGTAGCAGATGCGTAAGGGGAAACGGATCCTTTCAAGAACTCGTCGCTCGCCATTAAGCCAACTAGAATTCGTTTGTAGACAAACTCGAGTAAATTTATCGGATTTTCAAACTTACCAACTGGTGTTGGAAAGTCAATATTCACGAACGGATGTGTAACAATAGTAAATGAAGGGTCACTTTGAGCTTGCATCAATAACCTTCTGATCTCTTCAATTTGTCTCTTGCTTGGGATTATACCTTTACCAGCGTCACCGACTTTTACCAACTTTATCGGAAACATACTCGTATCTATATACGTGAACAATAAAAGCAACAACTTCTCTTCAAGTAACAAGTATTTGAGAACTCTCGTGACTAAAGAACTTCCTCTAGCAATGTACGCGGCCGGTTTCCTTGACAAGACTATCAAATTATTGTTGTTTAGAATGTAGGGCTTCCCCTTGAGGATTGATTCTTTAAGATCGTCTGGTATTAACTTGGCTACGGCACGGTCGGTTGCCTTTGGAGACGACAAAACACGTTTTAATTCTTCGTCAGGTTTCAGTGCGTAAACAACACCGGGCCCAACGTACGTTTTAAACACTTCGATATTCTCCGGAGGATATTGAACAAAACTTTTCCAGGTCAGATCAGTATCATCCCAATCACCGTACCCTATCGCTTCACCAACCAAAAAATAATCCCTACCTAATTGCATCAAAAACTCGTGCAAAGAGGTACGGTCCTTAAGGTCATTATATTCTTTCTCAATTGCCGGGTCCGAACAACCCAGTTCAAAGTCACATAAACTGAACTCGACATGGGTATCAATAACAGTACCAACAACAGGATGATAGTTGTAATAATGACGAAGACGACGGTTTAGTTCACGAATGTTTTCTTTCGGGAACAGAACAAGTACAGGATCGAATAGCGGATCAACATAGGTAAGAGGTAGCCGCATCGTGTCAGATCCGGTTCCCCAGATATCTCCCGCTGCGGCACGTTTTTCGAAGGAAGCTTTTTTAAGAAGGGCTGCATCTTTTATAGTTTCACCGTCGGGGACAAAGTTGACATGAACACCAGCAGGTGCCGGCAATCTCTTCTTTCCTCCGGATTGGTTTTCGGGCGCGTTTTTCTCGGTCATGTTTCACCCCCATCACACATTAAAATACTGATTTAATCCTTCAAGGTTTAAACCGTACAACTTACCATCCTCTCCTTTAAAAGTGCCCCTGGTTTCTAATGTGTTATCTTTAAGATTATGTACAAATATTGTTAGTCCCTTTTTGGAAATATCATCCTTAGTAAAAAGCAATACTACTGCAAAGTATGCGGGAACTTCAAAAGTAGTCTTAGTAATTTCGACACCTTCAACAGACGGCTGTGTTTCAAAAACCTCGCCCTTCTGGGACCTGTACATTAGATCTTTTACCTGGACAGTGTAGCCAGGAATATTCAAGGACTCGACATAGTCAAAGATGGTCCTGACAGCATCCACAACGTCTGGGGTAATCTCTTCAGAAGTTTCCTCAAAAAACTCTGCCGGGGTCTTTTCGTCGACAAACTCTTCTTGTTCGGTCAGTTCGGTAACAACGTCTTTAGGTTGTTTCTCATCCTGAGCCGTTTTGATACCCATTGGCATATCTTCTGGTGAATGAATATTTTTGCGAGACACCAGATCTTTTTCGGTCAGAACGCGGTCAAAAGTATACAATTTTTTAACCTTACCTTCAAGTTCTTTCAAAGCAGACTCTAACGTATAATGCTCACTAACAATCTCACGATCTATATCCTTCTGACCAAAGATACAGTATCTATCAGTCCATGGCATTATAAAGTAATATTCATACTTGTTGTCCTTGGACTCACCCCATCCATAATTTATGCCGGGAATTGTCGGGGGCGTATCTAAATAAGGCTGTGCGTCTAAATAGACGTCCGGATCAACTCCAGTCAGCTTCTTAAAAACTCTCCGAATTTTGTTTAGATTGTACCCGAGACTGATCAAGAAGTTCTCGATGTACTTGTAACTGTACTTACCTTCGGCAATAAGGTCACGCATATATTGCTCTAGTTCCAACATTTCTTGTTGGGTAGAAGAACCACTATAAGGAACTTTTTGAAGAATACGAGAAATATCCCAAGTAAAACCACCTTCTTTCTTAATATGTTGTCTTAAGACGGGGTCGTTTTCGTAGTCAAAGTATACATCATCTTCTCCCAAATCGATCCATTTTAACGATTTAGTTACCATTTTGTTTACCTCCTGTTAGCGGACCTCTGACACAAATAAAGTTTCTTCGGGTACGGCCAATCTAACACCGTCAAGTTCGATCTCGTACATACCATTTTCCATAACTCTAGCTACTTTAACTTTACAAACGCCCATTCCGCCGTCGTAACAAACAACGTCTCCTTCGTCATATTTAGAATAAAAACCCTGTTTTTGAACTTTCTCAATGATCCTTCTCAATTTCCTGCTTTTTTTGTCTAATTGCCAGGATGAACCTGCTTTGTCAAACTGAGACGGGTCTACAAATCTCATCTCAAGTACCCCTGTTAAAATTCTTCGCGGGCAATTGAAGGTTTACTTTCAGTGGTTCCTCTTCCAAGATATGGTTCCAAATCAGTTATATGAGACGAGGTTCCGGGACCGGTTCCTTGGGTATGTTCCCGTGGTACAAATTCTTCGTCGAGTACCCCAGGACTTGCTGGCAAACCAATACCAGGTTCACGGCGCCAGGTCATCGAGCCCCAAGGAAATCTTCTGGGGTCAAACCTCCAATATTGTCTTGGTATACGGAATCTCACTGGAAAATAAGGACACAGTCGAGGATCTCTCAAACGGAGACGGAGTCCTTGACCAGGACCAATAGTTCTGCCCAGACCCCGACCTCCGGTTAAGCTTTGACCCAATCCAGGACCAAGATACAAATTCCTTACTGGTTGACCATGCCTTTTCATTTTTGAACGACAAAACCTCCTTGTTCGACCGGAATAAAATCGGGTGAACTATCGATAGATATCCAGCCCGACTCGGTTTTAGATACTATCTTTTGTTCACGAAACAATCTAAGAGCACAACACAAAGAATCGACCCTGTCTTTAGAATATTGTGGTAAATGGTCGACTTTGCTTCCCTTGAGAACGACCAACCTCTTAAGTTCTTCTAAAAACAAAGAATCCGGGATTAACTCTATCCTTTTCTGGTAAATCTGTTCCTTTAAAAACGCAAAATCTTGGAACGTCAAGTTTATATCATACGACGGGATACCTCTGGATGTTAATTCCTCTATTATCATGACCGAATTCCATCGGTCGAAAACAACTGCTAATATCTTAATCTTTCTAGACAGTTCCAATATTATCTCAGCAACGTTCTTAAACGAGACAATTTCGCCCTTAGCATAATCTGGGGTCCATGATAGTAATAAATCGTGCACATAATAAGGTTGTCCGTCCTTAAGTTCACAATGGACTACAGATAGACAAGCCGAATCGGAACGCCAGCCAAGATCGACCCCGATTATATGTGGATGTGGACATTCTCGTACCTGACTTATAATTTTCTTTTTAACATGAAGTCCGTCAGTCACGTCTTCGCATAAAACAAGAGGTACGGACATAGCACATTCGTCGACCTTGGATGGTACCTCGATAAACGGGCTCTCAACCTCGGTAGGTTGGCACATGTAGCATGTCATTGACCCGAATGGGTCACGATCAAAGTCTTCTTTAAACTCTATCGGGATCAAGTGGTCTTTGAATCTGAAAAATTTTCCAGAAAAACAAGTTGGCGGTTTTACTTCCCAAGTAGCCGCTTTATCTGTATAAACGTTCAAATCGTCGAGATATTTCTTAAAGAGCCGTATGGAAAAAGAGTCTTTTGACCGCGGATATGTTATCACGAAGCCTTTGAACTTGGTACCGAAACGAGAAACGGAAGATGTTCTCAAGAGACGGTACAGTTCGTCCGCGACGTCCCCTTTTTCGGTCTTCATACCATCAGCTTCATCTAGAACCCAGACCAAGACATTGCGGCCTTCCAAACTGGCTAAATTAGTATGACCACTAAAGAGACGAATTCCTTTCGGGAAAACGACCACGTTCTTTTGAATGCTAACGGTGTCACTTTTGCTCATTGGAGGCGTAACGGAAGATATGGCTATTTTGTACCGATTACGTAACCACGGCCAATTCATGATCCTTTTCTTGAGCATTTCAAAGAACACCTGAGTCGCTTGTTCACGACTGGCTGCGACGTTTATTATATCGATTGTATCACTTTGGTGTAATCCAAAAGCTGCAGCAGGAGACTCTAGACAAAGCAGCCAATACACAAAATAACAAAAAAGCATTGAAATAATAGTATCTTTGCCGCTTCCCTTTCCCCAACAGACAACGGCAAAGTTCCGTCCATTATCAAAAACTTTTGTAATATCCGACCCGCACACGTACTCCATTAAACGGAGCTGTCTGTCAGACAGGGTCTTAAAATCCATGTGCGAGGGGGAAAAAATGAAGTCCTTTATAGTCAAAGGAACTTCTTCGAACTGGTTCAAAGATACCATGGTTATTTCTCGGTATTGTTGTTATTCCTGACAAACTTTTGTAATAAGGATACGAATAAGTTACGATATAAAATGTCGTCAACTGACGAATCTTTCCGCAACAATTCCTTTAACTGAGCATTAAAAATGGTCTCGTCCGAATCGTCCAATTTCCTGATCTTCTCAATATACCGATCCGCGTACTTCCAGAACACATAATTCTTGTAATTAGACCTTACGAAGGACCGGAAAGAATCGAGACCGGCTTTGGTCCTAAATATCTGGACAGCCGATGATACACGAGCCGACCAAGCCTCGGCAAGTTCGCCAACCAATCGTGCGATTTCCGCGCGATTGAAAAGATCGCCCAAAGACGCCTCATTGACATCAAAATCGTTGTACAAAGGCAATGTTTCGTCGTATCCGTGTACGGTAGGTAGCGGGAACGCAGTTTGGTAAATGCGCAACAAGACGTCATCCCTATCAACAAGGTCCTTATAGCGGTATAGTGTAAGGGCGGCCTCGAACCCGGTCGGTTTTTTTGATTCTACGGCTATATCGGCACCGGATCCTTTTCCTTCTTCCAACAAGGACTTAGCTTGATTAATAAGGTCCTTAAAAGTATCTGATATCTTTTTCCGGTAATTTTTAATAGATGCGGCTTCGGTACCATGAAACTGGAGCGGTGTTCCAAGCTCCTGCGCCCGAACAAAACCGGTAGCCAATGTCTCGAGAAAAGTCTCTATATCTCCGATGTACTTTTCAAATGCCGTTCTGAACTCAATCAATTTCTTATCCCATTCTAGTTCGGGAGCCTGTTTCTGGTAAGTCGTAATAGAATTGGTAAGCGGTTCGGCAGCTATTTGGATTAATTTTTCGAACTTTCTGGACACCACACCGTCGGAAAATAGACTTGCAAGTTGAAAAGGACCAACATTTGGGACCTCGTGTTCAGGATTGTCTTTATCTGGAGCCTGGTACTTGTAGATATCTTCACCAACCGGTAATACCCTGTTGGTACGTTCTCCGACCATATTCCCTCCCCACGACCGGACCCACAACGATAAACCACTTGGCTCGTGACCTGGTCCAATAAAGGACCTTCTAAGGAACTAAGCCTGAGATAAGGCTAGGTCCCCGGCCCATAATATGTTCTGTTTGGATGTCAAGGGTAAATAAAGTGGTCCGGACCGATATAATGTGGTCTGGTCCAAATAAAGGCCAGACCCTGTCCCATAATAGAAATTTTATCCCCGGGAAGGTAAATTCGATCGAATGGTACCGATCATGCTCAACAAAGTAAAAACCCAATTAAAAGTGTCTGGGTCCGTTCGCTTAAGCTTTCTAAGGGTGTTGCTACAAATGAGAGATATATTGAAGACTGTACATTTCCGTCTCCTTGCAATTTCTGCAAACTTAGTACCGGCCAGGGCCTCTACCAAGACCTCATATGCCTTCGGAGAACACCTTTCCTTCATGACGGCAAGATGCTTCGGAGCTGTTCGTATTAACTCGTTAATGGTCCTTATCTTGGTACGACATCGTTTCATTATATAGCTAACGGCAGGCTGCGCCATGTTCAGAAGGTAACCAATCTTAGCTTGGGTACGACCTTGTAAATACAACGGGTAACAATCAAACACTTTTCTCTCGCGTCTTGTAAAATAACATTGGCGACACACCTCGATAATACTATGCTCCGAATAGTTGAAAAGACTAAGAAACTCGACTATTTCTATAATTGTTCTAAATCTTGACATAATTCTTTAGGAACGGCGATCTCGTACTCTTTATATCGGAATCGGTACGTATTCTTCGTTTGGGATACCAGTCGAATTTCAGGAAAGTCAAATATTGTAAAAGAGTCCTTATACTTTTTACCAATATCTAACCGTCGAACGAAAACAGGAACGTCTTTCGGATCAACGCGGTCGAGAGTAATGACTCGGATTTGCCGGTCCATCAAATATTGCAACGCCGCGGAACTTACAACGTAATAGTTGTCGTATATAGTTTTAACGGCATATGAGGACAAATCATAATCCGAATATACTAACCAATAGTCTTCCATCCGATGTCTCCTTCCGGCAACGACCCGTACTGAGCAACGTACGAGTCAGGATCGTATCCGGATGGTAGTCGAATAACTTCGGCCTCGAACCCGTACTGAATGAGCTTATTATAAATTTCTGCGCTCTTTACACGACCGATAGGATCACCGTCCAACATAACAAAACATTTGTCTGTAAACCGCTTAAGCAACGAAATTTGGTAAACATTGATATTTGTGCCCAGCAGAGCACAAACGTTATAAATGCCGCACGTAATAAGAGCGAAAACGTCAAACGGACCTTCCACCAAAATGGCTCCTTTCTTGTAAATGAACGGGAACGTCTTATCGAGACCAAATAAAACATTTTTATTGAAAGGTAGCGAATCATACTTTGGTCCGGATTTAGTTAATCGTCTCAGATAAACAGATATAATATGACCGTATAAATCTCTTACAGGAAAAAGAAGGCCGGTATCGTTCAAAAATTTGGGAGGAGGATCACTTGGAAAATGACCAATAACACGACCTTTTATAAGAAGACCTATCTCAAACATCTCGGCAACTTTGTCAGATATTGCTTTCTTGGCCAAAATTTTAGAGAATAATTCTTCGGGGGTCATGATATTATACGTTTGAAATTATCAATGTTTCTCTTTGCGAGGTTAAGTTGTTCTTTGCTCAACCGGAGATCAAAAAACGCAGGGGGTCTTCCTTCTTTTATGGACTTGTCAGTAAACTCTTTCCCGTAAACAGCCAAAGCAACAGGCATAGATGTATCAATAGATTCGATACTAAGATATTTCTTGTACTCGTACAGGAAACTTGACCGATATAAACCCAGTAAATGTATCTTCTTATTGGGCTCAGCGTTTACGATAGATTGTACCTTTTTGAGTCTGAGATCTTCGGATTCGAATAACGGGCCTGGTATGTAAAAAGAAACACCTATCATATCGTATGGAAATCCCCTCATTTTGTAGTAACACATCAAATATTCGGAATAAGTAGTTCCTTGAGGAACGACCATGGTCTTGACACCTTTTAGATTAGGTCTTTTTGTAAATTCTTTATAAAATTCTTCTGTTACTTTCAAGGTTTCGTCAGCATCTCCTAGAACGTCCGGAACAACTATTACGTCCGCTTTAATCTCCTCGGCAACATCACACACCTGACTAGCCGGTACGGACCTCTTCAGCTCATATGCCGAATTATCCAAAATCTTGAACTTGTTACTAGACATGACATAGCTTTTATACAACGAATTTTCGCACAAGTGGCTAAGTACAAAGAGATAATCTTGGTACTCATCAAAATCGTAGAGATGCGCTAATGGCGCCTCGAACGAAACTTTCATTTTAGCCTTCCTCCTGAAATTTAAAAATTGGGAATGTTAATTGGTTATCGATCAGGTCCTTTAACTCGAGCATGATCTTGTCAAAAACTTCTTTATAAGTAATGTTAAGATTGTATGTTTTAATAAGTTCGGGCCAGTTTATTTCGGTGTTGTACCTGATCGGGTCAACTAGTCCGGCTTGTGCAAAAGCTAAAATACGTTCCTGACTGGTTGGGTTGGAACTATCCGCGATTAAGTTTTTCTCGTCAACAACGGCATATGACGACCACGTTTTAGAATAATCGACGCCCAGACCGGTTCCAAGTACGACAACTTCACATTTCTTGAGATTAATAAACGGAGCAATAACTTTTATCCTATTTCTGCGGTTAAGTTTTGTGATATTGTTGATCGCTTCAACATATTCCGGAGTACAGTCCCAGTAACCATAAACATCTCGCAACTGCGCACCATAGTACACAACATTACATCCAACAGCTTCAGCATAAGATAAACAGATACTTAGTAAAACAGTATTCCTAAAAGGAACGTAGGTAATGGGTTGGTCTTCGTTACCTTTGATCTCCTCCAAAGTAGGAACCTTTACATCGTTACTAACCAAAGCTGTGCTCTTGCCAAGCAGGTCCTTCATAAAAGAAACGTCAATTATTTTGTGATCATGAACTTCAACCCCAATTGATTCGCCTATTTTCTTAAGTTCGTTTATTTGATGTTTGGCCATTTCTAGTTCTATTTTGTGCTTCTGACCGTAGTAGAATGACACTGGGTATATTTCGTTTCGTAACTCCTTGACAACGAAATGCACCAAAGTCGTTGAGTCTAAACCGCCAGATATTGAAACTACTGCTTTCATATTACTTTACCTCCTTTCTTTTATTAACTGGTGTCCGCTCTTGAGGAATCGACCAAGTCACAATCTCGAGACCGTTTATAGAAAAAAGATTGTTACCAAAGAATATCCTTGTCTGATTCAGACCTGAATCGTTGATAGCTTCTTCAAAAGTGGTGTACTCCTTCTCGGAAAGAATAATGCACGGTATTTTCCCGGATTTCATATCATTTTTTGAATAAAGCGAATTCGTATGTCCATGACATGGTTCATAAATGTTCAACTTATAAGGAACTAGAACTGTTACAACTCCCTCGACAAACTCGTTGTAAACTGGACTTGCATTATGTTCGTACGGAACGGCGTCCCAATCATCACCAGACTGCGGACCATTTTTACCTAAATAAAATGTAATATAGCTCCTTTTGACCTCAAAATCAATTATTTCTTTGTCTTTCAACGTTTCTGGAATCTGTAGTTCGTACAAAACAAGGGCCTCTTTCAGGTAATATTTTTTGAACTTTTCCGAAGACTCGTAGTAAACGTTAGTGCTGTAAATGACGTTAACAACATTTATGCCCGGGTTTAGTTTCAACCAGTTGTTGACCATTTCATCGAGGGCCAAGTTACCTTTTGATAAATTGTCTTCTTTGACAACGAAAGATTTAACGAAACAATTTTTTACGATTTGACCGTTTATAAGCATAACACTACTGCGCCCTCCTCTTGAGCTCATTTTCTATTTCCTTCTTTAGAAACTGCAAAAATTCCGTCCTTTGGTTCTTAAAGAATTCTTCAAAAAACACGAGGTCGTTTCTGACAATTTTCTGTTCAACAACTTCTTTCATGCGAACAGCTTGCATTAAGACCCACCCCACAAGATCAACTAACTCCTCTTCCCATTCCCGAGACATGTCGTTCAACAGGTACGCATCCTTATATTTCTTACTACTTTTTTCGACCTTCTTGACAACTTTCTGTAACAAATCCTTGAAAATCTTCCTGTTATACATAGGACCCCCTCCTTATACAAACCCGCGGTTGCTCTTGTACCACCTGTTTCCTTTTTTGACACGACCAATATACGCGATCGCGTTGTGTTTATGAATCGATTCAAAACTCACCACTTTAACACGGAACCATTTAACGTTCTTAAGCCCCGATAATTTGTCAGCGACCCTTCTTGCAAGTCCTTCTACAAAAACAGGGTTATCATAAGCGTGTTCTGTAACGTATTTCTCGTCCGGTCTTTTAAGGATAGCGTAAACGGGTGAACTCGCTGACTGCTCCGCAATATCAATTAATGTTTCAAAGTAAACACCAGGAACTTTAGAAACTTCGACTTGTATTGTTACCTCGGCGCGCTGGTTGTGCGCACCCTTCCCAATCTGTTTTTCATGATCGACTAAACACATTGCCCGAGAGCACGGACAAACCGTTTGCACTGGAACTGTTACTTGGACAAAATGACGATACGGCGGATAAATTACTGTTATTGCGGAATCGTAAACAAGAACTGCTTTCTTCTTAGTTACCGGCGCAATAGATGGTCTTGCAAACCCAAAAGAAAACTTCATATATATATCTTCCAACCCAAGACGATCTCTCAACCGCTTCGCCATCCCTTTAAAAGATCGAGGTGATAGAAACTTCCCCGAATGCTCAAACAAAACTTCCGGTAACCGAGACATATCCACACCTTTACGGGTGCGCGGTAACCTCGCGTAAGCATCAACTCGAGCAAGAACGTGGCTAACCACAAGATCTTGAGCCGAACTGTAAATCAGTGACAGCGGAACTTCCACGTTTGATACACCTGCTTTGTCGACGACCATTCTTATAGGGTCTGGTTTATGTTGTTCGTCAACAAGTTCCTTCATAGACTGACCTCCTTCAGCTTGGTCCTAAATTCTGATGGGTTACCGAGTTCGGCGGTCGACCCTAAACGATATCCTATTTCACAGTCAAACGGGATGTCTACGAAAAATCCTTTTATACGCTTTCCCAAAATACCAAACATTATAGTTAGCGCTTCCTCACCTTTGTCTTCCGGAATCTCGTATGTAAGAGAATCATGAACAGTTAGTACTAGATAACAGCCTAAGTGCTTGATTTTTTCATAGACTAAAGCGCCTTTGAACATGGTATAATCGGCCACGGTACTCTGTGGTAAAAAGTTAAGAGCTTGGCGTTCTTCAGAAGCCCGGACCTCAAAATCTGACGAGTTTATACCTGGGAACCTGCGAATTCGTCCGAAAAAGTTCTGGAGATACCCGCGCTGTTTCGCGATCGCAATTACTTCCTTACAGAACTGGTATGTCTTTGGAAAGGATCTAAAGAACGAATCTATAATACCTTGGGCTTCCTCAATGGACATATTATGTTCTTCGGCTATAGATTTTGCTCTCCGGCCGTACATGATCCCGTACACTACAAATTTTGCAAGCCTTCGACGCTCATCATCAACTTCCTCGACCGGAATATGAAACACCAAAGAAGCAATGACTTTGAGAGGATCATATCCACTCTCGAATGCCTCCTTCAGTTTGTCATCTTTCGCGTAATGGCAAAGGGCTCGGAGTTCGGCCTGCTTAAAATCAATGCTTGCTAGAAAGTATCCTTTTTCTGAGATAAAGACGTCCTTAACCTCTTTATCTCTCGGAATGTTCTGGAGATTTGGTTCGCGGCTAGCAAGACGACCAGTAGTAGTCCCAACTAACGTATAATTTGTGTGTAACCGATTATTGCTGTCACACAATTCGAGGAAGTTCTTAAAGTACGTGCTTAGTAACTTTTTCTTTTTGCGGTAATCTAGTATCAGATCTATTACCGGATGGTAGTTACGTAACTTCTCAAGGGTAAATGTATCGGTTGACGGGTTTCCAGATGATGTTTTATAAAATGCGGGTAGCTTCAACTTCTCATAAAGAACTTTTGATAGGTCTCGAACCGAGTTAATATTAATCTTTTCACCGATCAAGTCAAAAATGCGCTGTTCGATCATACTAAGATCCTGCTCATATTGCGAGGACAGCTGTTTAACGTAATCAATATCTATCTTAACGCCATGTATTCGTGTATCAACGAGCATCTGTATAGTTGGAATATTTAACTTGAGGTGAAGTTTCGCGAGAGAATCCGGCAACAGCTTTACCATTTCTTGGTATAAAAGAAACGTTGCGTGGGCATCTGCGCAATTATACTTGAGAACGATATCCGTATCAACGCCACCGGGCCTATCTTCGTCAGCAAGAGCGACGTAATCACTTTCGTACCCACCTTTTCCAAGATACTTCCAAATGATGTTTTTAAGTCCATATTTTCGAGCCGTTTCGTCCAATAAATGTGCGATGATCATAGTATCGCCGTAAAGGTTTCTACATTCTATACCAAATTCTTTCTTGAGATACATTAAGTCGAACATTGCGTTGTGAAATATCTTCTTGGATTCGTTACTAAATAACCGTTTGAGATGATCTGCGATCTGACAAAGGTCAGAATCGGACCAGTACAGCGAACCGTCTGGTTTTCTGACGGGAAATCCGAATGTAAGATCGCCAGATGAAAATGCAATCGTAAAAATTACAGATTCGTACAAAATGTCTGATGTTTCGGTGTCGCAACTCCACAACGGTTTTTGCTCCAGCAATTTTATACACCGAATAATTTCGTCCTTGTCAAAAAGCACTTTGTAACTTTCGAAGGACCAGTTATATGGATCCGCCCCACGCCATTCAACAACCCGTTTGAGTGTCTGTTCAACAATTTTCGTCTTGGAAGGGTCACGCAAAAGAGCGGCCGGATGATAAGTTGGTACGAAGATAGTACCGTTCTGTTTAAAAGGAATTCCTTCCGAATTTTGTAAATTGCGCCTGTTCCCGAGGAAACGTTTAATAGCAACGTTCCCGAGCAACAAAACAATTTTTGGTTTAACTCTGAACAGCTCTTGATCTAGTCGGGCACTACACGCTTCTATTATATCAGCAGAAGGAGCAACATTGTTGCCGTTTTCATCTGTTGGTCGGCACGCAACAACATTCGTGATAAAGCATTTGGATCGATCTATTCCAACTTTCTGTAGCAATGACGTAAGAAGTTGACCAGATCGACCAACAAAAGGAAGTCCTTGCTTCTCCTCTTCAGCACCGGGAGCCTCTCCAACAATGACCAATTCGGCATTTACCGGTCCGGTACCAGGAACAGGTTTCTTCCCGTACAAAGGACAACCTTTACAAGTTAACGTAATTTCTTCCATCTCTGAACTATCTCCTTCACTTCTCTAATAAATCCTTTATGTTTATACAAAAAAGCGACACCGTCTAGTTTCTTATTCTTGTACACAATGTACCAGATCCGGAAATCCTTGGACTTCATCAAGTACTTAATAAGTTCGCGATCGTTCGTATAAAGTCCAGGAAATTTCTTATATCTAACATACACACTAAGTCTCATTTATGAACCTTCTCGAGTTTCTTAATCAGAGTATCAAGTTTTACGACAAGAAACTTACCACATAAAGAGTGCTCTTGTAACGTGCGATGGTAAAGTATAAAACTTTTTCTGGACTTCTTGACCGTACTTGACACCTTGATCGGTTCGCCGAAGATCGATTCGTAATCACTTTTACGGACGCAACACCAAATCCGGTCCTTCTTTACACCTTTGAATGAAAACACTAGTAATGGGACCTTATTCGCTTTCGAAGCTTCTTCCTCGAGTTTCGGAAACCATTCGGCGTTAAGTCTAAAGACGGGTCCCTTCTTCGACAACGTCTTCCGGGACTTGCACTCTATCAAGAATTGGAAGGGTAAAAAGGGAACGTTCGTAATAATATCGCCTTTGAGACCTCGGATACTCCCAGATTGTGGTACTCTAAATGTTCTTTCGGACAATGGACTATTTCGATCTTGTTTGGCAAACCGTAAAAAGACCTCCTCAATCTCATGCTCAAGAGCGTATCCTTTGTTCATAGTATTATTGATCTTGTTCCATCAGAACTAACGTGTATTATCTTGTCTGAGAATTCTGCGACTCGTTCTTGATGTGTAATAAGGATAATCTGTGTATCAAACTTTTGTGAAAAAGTCTTGAGTAATAATCCAAACTGCGATTGGTACTCTTTACTAATATTACTGCCCACCTCATCAAGAATAAAAGGAAACTTGTTTGGTAAATAATTTGAGAGAATAAATCGTAATACGGTAGATACTGTGTTACGAATACCACCACCAAAACACAATAAACTCCTAAAATGATCCTCTTTACCAATTTTAAAAACATAACCTGGACGACCTGCACTTGAAACGTCTTCGACCTTAAAAGACAATCCTTCCTGATAAATAGATGATAAACTTTCAGTTACAAGTTGTTCAATTGTTGTTTTTATATTTTCGTTACCAACAACAATAGATTGAGCAAGCACGTTCTTAACCTTATATAAAAGGGCGAGATAATCGCGACGTTGTACAATTTGCTCAGATAATTCTTTGTATTTCTTTTCAAGAAGTTCTCTTTTTAACTTTAGTTGTGAAATAATATTTTTCATAGTTAGATATTGAGGGACTCTAGATACTTTTCGAAAATTTGTTTTATCTCTGCAACTTTAGCTGAAATTTTTTCGATCTTTTTTCGGTTTTGTTCAATAACCTGGTCAATCTGATCGAAAGAAACGCCTCTTTTTTCGAGTTCATTAATATATCTTTCTTTTTCCTTTTCGAGAACTGATAAAGTTGTTTGTAAAGAAACTTTCTTTTCTTTTAACTTAACAATTTCGTTTCTTAAACCAATGATTTCTCCGTATTCCTTATCCATGTAAAAGTTTCCTCCTTAACTTTATTATCATTGGGATACAACCGGTTCAAAATCTCTTCAATGACATCATCTATTTTGTAAAAAGAACGAGTTTCTTGTTTACCAAATTTAGATACTAAACTGACAGTTTCTTGTTCAAATGTTCTAACAGTAAAAGGCACATCTGGAAAAACATTTTTCTTAAACTTAAACGAAAATGCCGTCGGATCAAAAACAACTTCCAAAAATCCGGATTCGTTATATTCAGACGAATCAATTCTCATTAAAGGACCTGGATTGAAAAAAGCACAGTTCTCATACACTTCATAAAATGAAAAATGAAGATCACCACATAAGAATATACATTGATCTATTTTGTCTACCAAATCAGAAATTAAAGTCACTTTATAGGGAAGCGGTTTTGGTGAAATAAGGTTATGAGTTACAACCAAACAATTCTTAAGACCCTTATATAAATCAGGAGTATGATTTTTTGTAGGGTAAACAACATAAAAAGAAACGTTGTCAATAATGTTAAGACCTGGGTTAAGAATTTTAACCAAACCAGCGCTCGCTAAAGTTCCAATAGAGGTCCAACGAATACTTTTTGGCTCGTACCCAACTAGATCGTGATTCCCCGGAACTATATAAATCCTTTTTCCAAATTGTCTAAATAAATCTATTACCTGATTTAGAAAATTAACGTCGTCACAAACATATGTATCGAAAAGGTCGCCCCCGTGTAAAATAAAATCGACTTTACTGGACAAAATCGTTGAAACACGATCTGTTATAATATTTCCAAAATTGTTAATTTCAATAGATTGCGAAGGTAAACTTTTAAGATGCCAGTCAGTTGTATAAATAAATGAGACCATGAATCCTCCTTAAATAAGATCTTGAAATATATAATCTATAGAGGAACTATCTAAATGAGAACCACACAATGGACAAATTCCTTTCTCCTTAAGTAACGTTATCAAACTTGTTATTTTATCGTCAATCTCTGAAATAGTATTTTTCAAAAGAGTTTGGTTCCTTTCGATACTAACATCAACTCTTTGAATATCCCCATAAGCATTAAGAAGATTAAGAAAATTTTCACAAGTTTGATAATAACTATCAAAATCTACGGAACCGAGCTTATCGAGAATATCTTGAACTTTGGCAATTCGGTTATCCAAGTTTCTGATCGTTTCTTTGTAAAATGAAAAAGTTTTATTTTGTTCTTGAAGATCGACTATTTTCTTTTCAAGTTTTTCAAGTTTATCAACAAGAGCTTCTAGTTTATCAAGAACCCGAAGTTTCTTAAGATCTTGTTCAATATCTCTCTTTTCGCGTTCAGTCTGTTCAATTTCTTCATTAACTTTCCTAATTTCAAGAGATACGTTCTTAATTGTCTCATTAAGAAGATTTAGACCAGTAATCTTTCCGATATAAGAACTACGAACTGTAGATGGTTCATGAATTAGAAAAGAATTATTATCTTGAAATCCTATAAAAGCTAAATAATCATCAAGATCGGACATATTTAACAAATTCTTTATTTCGTCGGGATAACTTTTACCAAAATTGTCAAATTTATATTCCTGACCATCTTTCCTGACAATAACAGAATTAACGGTCTCGCCACGAATTCGTTCTATCGTAAAAGAATCGGTTTCTACAATAACTTTACAAAGATCGGTACCTTTTCGAATAAAACCGGGGTCCCATTCGTTAAACAGAGCAAACAAAATTGCATTAAAAATGGCAGTTTTACCAACGTTAGTAGGACCAACAATACAGTTAAAATTCGGGTTAAATTCTACAACTGTATTTTCGTGAGATTCAAAGTTTTCTAGTTGAATTTTTAAGATTTTCATTTCTTGTTTTTACTTTTGGGCAGTGGTTCTGAAGTTGTTGAAGCACTAGAAACCCACCACACTTGTCGCGACAGAAACGGTTCTGGTATCACGTACGGGTAACGGTAAGGATAAACTACCACGTTCCCGCTCGCGTTTTTATATTCACCCAAACATTTTGGGCAAACATAACAAAGCAGCTCGTAGGAATAATAATTCGTCGGTCGTCCACAAAAAGCACATTCATTCTTTTTTTGTTTCATTTCGAAGATTCCTCCTGCTTTAAAAACTTAGAAGCTTTTTCGAGACAATCTAGAACTCGAGACCGAACTTCATTTAACTTCCTAAGAATCAATATCGTTCCCTCTAATGGTAAACCAGATGTAAGTACATACAATTCGATGTCCGATAATTTCCTGACTTTCTCGACAAGTATTTTAAATGTACTATTGATAGCCTTCCTGTCACCACAAGTTACCAAAGACTTTAATATAAGACTTTTCTGATTCAGTTCGTCAATAATTTGAGTAACTTCTTTTTCAATGTTCATATCATACTAAAAATTTAGTTAAATCTTCTATTTGTACAGAATTGTACATTTCATCATAACTTAACCAAGATTGATCTCCGAGAACATACTTACGACCAGATTGTGTGATTATACCTTTTTCTAGTAAATAGTCAAGAATGGATTGTTTCTCATCTATTCCCCTACCATAATAAAAATTAAGTCTTGCTTCGCGGTATGGAATACCTACTTTGTTCTTTACAACTTTTACAACTATTTGATGACCAATTTTGTTTTTATTTTCATCCTTAATAGTAGTACTTTTCTCGACACGGATCCTCACAGACGCGTAAAATTTAAGAGCGCGTCCACCAGGAGAATCTGCTGGGTCACCAAAAAACATGGTTGGACCGCGTTCTATCTTCTCACGAAGTTGATTGATAAAAATAGCAGTACATTTATTCTTGGCAAGAACTGGTGTTATCATACGTAATGCTTTAGAAAGCATTCTGGCTTGAACACCCATTGTCTGATCTTCTATATCGCCTTCAAATTCACTTTTTGGTAGTAAAGCAGCTGTTGAATCAACTACAACCAAATTAAATCCGTTTTCTGCCAATGTTTTTATTCCTTCGAAAACTTGTTCACCATAGTCAGCTTGTAATACTAACAAGTCCTTACCAACACCTATTTGCGCGGCCCAGTTCGGATCATAACTATTCTCTATGTCGAATAACGCGACCTTCTTGCCCAAACGTTGGGCGGTGGCAAGAGCAAGTAAACTAACATAAGATTTACCGCTACCCTCGCTACCAAACAACTCTATAATTCGCCCTTCGGGATATCCCTTGCCAAGGAGGGAATCCAGCAACACAAGTCCTGAACTCAAAAATCCGATATCTTCCTCAACTACTGGGAGAAGTCCTAGTTTTTTAAGTTCCTTTAGAATGTCGTCCATATTAAATCCCCTTTGGTCCTTTCCTTCTAACGAAAGGAACACCGTTAAATGGGTTAACAACTACTTCAAGATCTTCTGGTAACGATATCGCGTCTGTTGGGTCCGTCGAAAAGTAATATATGTAATGTGTCTTTGCACCGTCAAGTTTCCGGTGCAAGAAATAAAACTTCTTTTGCTTCTCGCTGTAGTAAACACAAATTTCGTTATTGGAATTAGAACTCGAGTTCATCTAAACTGTTAATCTCCTCTATGAAAGGATTTTTTCTTCCCTGGGGGTTTGAGCTCGGGTTCGGGTTCGGGTTGGATACAGGTTGTTGATGCACCACTTGACCTTGATTGGGAGCAGGATTAGGTTGCGGTGAAACGGGACGCTGAACCGGATTAGGTTGTTGAACTGGATTGGGTTGCGGATTGAAGTGGACTGGGTTACTAGCGGACATCAATTCTGGATTTATATTAGGTACTCGTCTCATCTTAGCAGGCTTAACATCAATAATGTTTACGTACTCCTCTCCAGACGGGGTCGTAACTGTAGACACAACAACAATTGCAGATGCTCCCTTTAATGCTGTAACATCGAAAGTATCTGCTTGTGACAAATCAGCACCGAGAGCAACTAACCATCTGAACAGCTTTGATTTGGGTGTCGCAACTTTAGAGCAAAGACCAGAAACGGTCGTTTCGTACCCAGGCTCAACAATATCGAACCAGAACTTTAATACCGGACCATACTTTCCCTGCAGTTCTTGGACGTCCCGAAGAACCGCGTAGTACTCCCCCTCATCTATAGGTTTTTGCCTCTGTATTTCGACCACTACAGCCATTTGTTTTGTACCTCCTTTTTTAAGTTTTTGTTTTGCCCTCGACATCCAAGGGATATTATCTATCAAAATATGAAGAAATCGTTCCAATACAGGATATATCCTAACAAAGAACAGATAGATATATTAAAGATTTTTGACAGAGACTACAACGCATCAAAGAACATATTAT